ATGGGCATCGAGGATTACCAAGGCAAAAGGCCTGAGCTACGCCCAGAAAAGTTTCTTACGGGTGAATTAGAGGGCTGGGGCATAATTGAGGGTCCGCTCGGCGGCCTCAAATCTCGGTACACCATTCGGGCATCGGGTGCTTACATTGACCGAATAATCAAATTCACCGAGACGTGGAAGTTTGACGACGGTACCGAGCAGACGCTCAACTGGCAAATTCGAACGCTTGAGGGTGGGAAATATGAGGGCACTGAGACCAAGCTAGTGGGAACGGCTAAGGGCGAGAGAGCAGGGTTTGTGTTTCACTGGCAATACACGCGCGATGTCCCAGTTGTAAACGGTGACACGAGGCTTAATTTCGACGACTGGTTTTATCTGATTGACGATCATGTTTGCATCGTTCGAGGAACGGCTGGAAGGGCAGGTGTACCATTTGCCACAGCTCACGTGACCTATCGAAAGCTGGCGACTGACGATTGAAGGCATGCGGGGAACGACAAATCTCGCAGAAGCTTATCTCTGTTGAGCAGGCCCCACTATTGGCACCAAGACTTGCGATGAAGAATGCCGGTTTCATTTACAGGCCCTACGGTTAAAAATGCGGCCGACGGTTTGCCGATATCGGTCAGCACTACGATTATCTGCGTGACATTAAGTTCACGATCGTTAGCCTGTTAGGAGGTGGATTTCCTCGTGCGGAGGCCGCGCGGGGAAAAAAGGAAAGGCCGTCGCAACCTGTCGGAGGAGAGCGGCGGCCTTTCTGATTCGGGCACTGGGTTGTTATGCCGCCGCCGCTCCTGCTGGACGGGCCGCTGATTCTTAGCAATGCGAGACTCACCTTTTTTATTGCTGGTGGTTCGACGCCTTAGGCTGCTGCGGAGGCTTTGGAGGTCCCTGCGGAACCGGCAAGTCGCGGCGATGCACGTTTGCTTGTCGTGTTCACTGGCGTTGCAGTCCGTGCGGACGAATCAGGACATCGGATCGAGCAACTCACCGCCAAAAAAAGCCAGGCCGGACAATCGCCCCAGACGCCCTGCTGTTGACACGACCTGCGCGAAGGGCGGTACGAATCTTTTTCCGTTCTGGTTTTTCTCAGGAGAGATCAGATGCATGGAGAGCCTCACCTACCGCCACAGACAGAGGTGGTTGCCAACTCTCCAAATATCTGAAAATCGGCTCATTCAGGGTCGGATCGATACGCTACGCGCAATGCCGACGCCCGCATTTGCAGGTGCTCTCTAAGCGCACTGATAGCCCGGTTCGCCAACCGCTGGGCATCTTGCTCGCCTTCACGGTGTAGACGCAAAATCTGTCGGGCAAGGAATGGCAACGCGTCTTCTACTTTGACATGCCGCTCTTGGCATAGTCGGGCAACCTGGACTGCCGCAAAGTCGTGAGCTTGCTTCACAATGCGTGAGTTCTTTCCGGTAAATCGGTTCATGGCTGGCCCCCGGGCCGGGAGGAAACGAGTTGCCGTCAAAGTCCCGATTCCCTTATAGCCGATTCATCTGCTCGCCGCGAACGCCCTCGTCCGAAGTTGAGATCGCGGTCGCTTTGCGCCAAGGCACTTTGCCGCCAAAGCCGCTTTCGGGCGTTCGAAACTCAGCAACCGCGCGCTCTGGCCACGTGGGCGGCGAGGCTCTAATGTTGCGTTTTCTGCCCGACTGCGCGGCAAGAATTCGCTCGCGGCTTTATCCTTGACCAGCAAACCTACAAGCAAAACCGGTTCAACGTCCCCCCAAATATGCGCGAAGATCTGGTTGAGCTTGGCGCCCATTGCGGCATATTCATCGGTTTGGGGTGCTGACTCAAGTTTTAGAACCTATGAGATCGTTGCTTGACGATTTCCAGCTGCGATACAAGTTCTCAGTCCGATTTACCTGAATAACTGCGACGCACATCTGCATACCACGCATTGTAGCGGCCCACGATCGACGCATTTTGACGTTCGCCTGATCGTTTGCGGTCGTAGGCCACCCAGCAGGATTCGCCTGCCCGCATATCCGCCGTGTTAACGGCGCGGGCGAAGGCAGGCTGTTGCGGAAGATCGCGCGCGATCGGCGCAGGCGTCTCAACGTGCTTTGTGCAACTGACGCAAGCGCTGAGGAGTAGCGATGCACTGATCGCCTTTCGGAAGCGTGTCAATGTAGACTTTGAGTGCATCATTGGCCTTCTCTGCTTTCGCTTTCTGCCGTTCTAGATCGTCGATCGTCTTCAGATCGGTTGCGCGTGCCGACTTCTCGGCATGAAGGTCGGCTGAAAGCGTTCTGATCGTCGTCTCATAGCCTCTGGCCACCCAGCGGGCTCGCTCCTTAGAGGTGGCGTGGCGATCGATGACAATGCCGCCGATGATGAGCGCGCTGAGGATGCCGACAACCTTCAAGGTCTGAGGCTGCACGCCGAATAGTATCGAAAGCCATGGGCCCGCGGCCGGAATCATGGAAATGAAGCCTTTCACGATCATAGGATGCGACCCTCGTTGTAGCCCTGCACCGTCGATTGCTCGGCGCGCTGAGCACTGCGCCAGATAAAGAACGCCAGGAGGCTGACGCCGACGAGGTAATATTCGGAGGGAATGTCGCCTAGAAAATCTTGAACCGGCGCGACGTAGGCTTTTGCTGTTTCGAGGTGTTCAAAGACGCCCTTGATCAGACCGCCTACGAACGAGGTAGCGGCAAGCCACATCGCAGCGAGCTTCGACTTGCCAGCGGCCTCAACGGCTTCCACCTTCGGCGCCAGATCCTTCGCGGTAGCATTGGCGCGACTTGCGGCGACCGGACGCGGCGTTGCGGTTGCGAGCGCAACCAGCAATTCATCATCGATGTCCGGCGTTATTGGCAGCCCGTTGTCATTGCGGAAGGCCAGAATCGTCGCTCGCGTCTTGGCAAGCCCGTTCTCGCCACCGTCGATTTCGCCCACTTCGTAGTATCCGAGCGCGCGCAGACGGCTTTGCACATGGGCGATCGTTTCAGTGGTGACCTTTGCAGGCACGCCACCCGGAGTTTCCAGTTCCAATTCTGGCGGCGCGGATAGCAGGGGCGCAACCTGCGCCTTCAGCCCACGTTCGAACAGTTTGGCCTCGTTCTCCCGCCGCGCGGCGATACCAGAGCGGGGCCAGAGCCGCTTCATGTCTCGAAAACACGCGGGGATCAGGTGGAAGTTCTCAGCCGCCATTGCTACGCGGATAGCGCGCATCTCGCGGTATCGTCCGTGCGGATCCCTGGAGGTCGGGACCGAATACGACGTTCCGCGGTTGAACGTGAGCGAAACCAGGGCACCGAAGCAGTCGGGATGCAGCTGGTCGGTGTTGGGCAGAGCGCGCGCCGTCAGACGCTCAAATTTCGGTAGCTTCACCTCGTCGAATTGCTGCTTGGCGACCTCAAAGGGAATGTCTATCGACCCTGCGCGCCGGAGCTGGCTAACCAGGGCCTGTGCAGCTTTCCCGGTGACACCGCAGCACGGAATGAGCGCCGCGATCATCGGGTCCGGAATGCGTCCCTGCCATTCACGCCGCAGCTCGGTTGCCGTGACGTAACCGACGTCGTAGCCGATACCGATCGTGACCCCGGACGCATGGCCCGGCCAGATCGGGCCGCGATACTTCTTCTCATAGATCCGCGGGCTCGAGACCTCCTCTTTCAGGATCAAGTCATAGGCAGCTTTGGAGATGTTCATCGTAAGCCTCGCTGCGGCACTCCCGGAATCAAAACGACCGCCGAAAAGGTGGCCGAGGTTGAGAGGGCGAATAGGTCTGGCGCTAGTCGGCGGACGGATGACGCTGGTCGATCACCCGATCGATCTTTCTTTCGATCTTGTCGAGGTGGCTCATGATCCGGACTTCGAGGTCCTTCATGCTGGTTGCGGTGACGAAGCTTGTGGCAACCAGAAGCTTGTAGTTGGCAAGCTCGTCCTTGATCTCGCGCAGGCCCTTGTCGACGGTTTCCCTGTCGTGAAAGCGAAGCCAGAACAGCGCGCCAACGACTGGAACGCCGATCACGGCAATCCACCATTGAAGGTCCATGCGAGGCGTCTCCGTCGGTTCATTTCAGATGGTTTGGGGGGCAGTCTCAGCGCGTGCGGTGCTGTTTATTGGCCGGCTTGTGGCTGTTTCAGATCAAGTTTCGTGGTCCAGCCAGATCGGGAATAGGAGTGTTCGATGCCCTCGATCCGATAGGCGCCGTCGATGCCGGGGCGTGTGCCCGTTAGAATGAATACGCCGCCCGGTTTGGCCGCGGCGTTACCGTCGATCGTGGCCGAGCCGCCGCCTTTTTCGCGTTCCGCGTCCTTTGCGCCGTTATTGGCGGAGCCTTGCGCTTCAGTCTGATCGGCCCGCGAAAATCGGTCGCCCATGGTCGCGCGCGCGCCCTGGTCCTGGATATCCACCTCGACATCCTTCCACTTGGCCTCTTTCTGGTCGTACCAGCGCGCTCGTGCGCGCCGATGCCGCGGCCGCCCCATTGTTGGGCTGATGTCCCATGAGATCAGGTCGTCGCCGTAACGCCCGGTAACACTGCCCATGGCAAGGCCGGTGGCGGAGCCGGCGCCTTTAGCCGCCAGGATCGCCTCGGTGCCGCGCACCTTGAAGATGCCGCCGAGCTCCCGCGCCAGGCGCTCGCCGAAATGCAGGAAGCTTTCTTCATTCAACCCCCACCAGTCGCGGCGGTGACCGGCAAAGGACGGATCGACCTTGATGCTGGTGATGCCGGCGGTGCGTCCGGCTTCTTCCAGAGCTTCCTTTGCCGACTTGTTGTCCATATGCTTTTGCTGCGGCTGTTTCGACGTACCCTCGGTATCGACGCCCTTGGCGCTGATCATGAGCTCGCGGCCGCCCCCGCGCGAGCCACTCGATTTGACCTCGTCCACGGCGCCGACGAACACCGAAGCTGCGCCAAAACCTTCCCAGCCGAGCATGATCGCGATCGGCGCGCCGGTGCGGGGCAGGGCGATGCGGCCGTCGCGGTCATCGAGGCGGATCGAGGCGGTGTCGGAATGGGTGCCTTCGCGGTCACTGATACGAATGTCGATCAGAAGCGGGTTGAAGCGCGACGAGATGTCCTCTCCGGACACCATGATCTGGTAAAACGCGCGCTTCACGATCTCAGTCCCACAGCGAGATGACTGGCAGCTCGGGCTCTCGTGGCGGCGGCTCGATCGGGATGGTGATAGCTACGCCTAATGGCAGGACGAAGCCGCAATGTTCGAGGTGCTGGTTCTCGGGGAGCGCCATGATGCGTTCGAACAGACCCGGCATCGGACGGCGGAACCGTTGCCAGATCATCAGGTCGACCGATATGCCGTCGGACCTGACGGTGAAGGTTTCGCGGGCGATGTCCATGCAGCTATCTCACGGATCCGATGATCGAAAAGATCGCGCCGCCACGCGGCGGGTCGGACCGTTTCACCGTGACATCGAGCTCGATCACCTGGCCGACGCCATGGCGGTCGAGATAGCTCGCGCGCTCGCTGATTTTCTCGATCACGAACCAGCCGAGCGCGGTGCCGTCGCCGCGCATGAACGGCATCGGAAGGCCGGAGGCCTGTTGCCCTTGCAGGCGTTGCAGCGACGACAACCCGCCGAACTTGCCCGGAAAGAGTTTGCATTTGAGGGTCCGGGTCTCTGCGCCAGGGCCTACAAACTCCAGCGGCGGCCGGCGGCCCATGACGGACTTTTCGGCAAACGTCGCTTCGCTGTCGAGCGAGGTTTCGGTGAGGTTGAGCGGCCAGACCTCCATCTGCACCGAGCCGAGCTGTGCAAGCATGACAGGCCTTTATGCGAACCGCAGGCCCGCGTCGGCCTGCAGGCCGCGGAACAATTCGCGCACCCGCGCCTCGAACAGGCGATAGGTTTCCTCAGCGACCGCTTGTGCGTTCTGCGCGCCGTCGATGTTGAAGACCGGGCTTAAGGATACCGAGACTCCGCCTCCGCCTCCGAATTGCGTCGTCGGGTGGATCGTGCCGGAGACGCCGGGGAAGAACAGTTCGCGCCGGCGCTCACCCACCACATAGGCGCGGCCTCGCGTGACATTGCCGCCAAGGGCGCGCGGGGTCGGCGTCTCGCCGCCGACGCTCTCGCCGGGGATGGCGCTACCGGTCAGGGCGCCTTTGATCCGCGCGCCGATGCCGGATGCCCATCCGAGCATGTCGGACAGCTTGGATTTCATGCCATCCCAGAGCTGCTGCAGCATATTTGCGCCGATTGAGAACAATTCCGCCGCGCCCTGCCGGATCGATTCTGCAATGCGCGAACCGAGCCCGGTCAGCCCCGCCGCGATTTCGGCGATCTTGGCTTTGACGCTACCCTCGAATGCGATCAGCGCGGCATTGAACCGGCGAAGCCCGTCGATGCTGTATTCGGTCCACCGCTTGAAGGCATTCCAATTGGCATGGATCGCATAGCCGAGCACCCCGAGGCCGATGACGATGGCCGCGGCCCATCCGCCGAGCAGGATGAAGGCGCCAACGAGCAGCTTCACGGCAGCAGCGGCTGCCCCAAACCCTGCCACGACACCGCCAAGCGCAAAGCCTAGCGGCGCAAGCACGGCGAGACCCGCGCCGATATATGTCAGCCATTTCAGGGTCTCGGGGCTGGTTTCCGAAAGGCTTTTCAGCGCGTTCGTAAGCTGATTGATGAAGGTGATCAGGCTTGGAAACACCACCTTGCCTAATGCCACCGCCAGGCCTTCGAGCGCCGCGGTCAATTCATAGACCGGCCCGACGATGCCCTTGATGGCGATCTTGTAACGCTCCGCGGTGAAGCCTTCGGCGTTTCGAACGATGTCTGCCTTGATCTTGTCGAGGTCGGCTGCCAGCACGGCCTGCATGCGCGCGAAATGCCGGCCTTCGAAGATCTGCGAGATGTCTCCCATGGTGGCTGTGCCGTCCGCCATCTTCTTTTTCAGGTCGGTGAAGAATCGCATGAGGTCGATTTTGGTGCCGGCGGCGATGATGCTCTCCTGCACGTTTTCGGCAATCACGCCTGCGTCCATCGCCGATCCGGTGGATTTCATATGCTCCTGCAGTAAAGCCTGAACCTTGGCGGCAAGCCTGAGCGGCGCGTTCTGCAACGCAGGATCCTCGACCAGGGCGTCGATCTGCGCCTTCAACGGAGCAGCATCAATGCCGCCGGCCAGAAGGCCGGAAATGATCCGGTCGGAGGTGATCTGCTGCTTGCCCGCAATATAGTCGTTCAGATTGAGGCCGGCGCGCTGCAGAGCGGCAAGGCCGCCCTTCGGCATCCGGACCATGCGCACGATCGCCGAGCGTAGAGCCACGCCCGCTTCCGAGCCCACGACCTTGTTCTGCGCAAACGCCATGGCAATGGCGGTCACGTCATCTATGGTGCTTCCGGTCGCGCCCGCCGCGCCCGCTACATATTTGAACATTTCGCCCATGTCGCGCAGCGAGGCCGTGGTTTTGACCGCAGCGTATGAAATCCGGTCAGCCACGGTCGTGGTCGAGCGCGACGCCTGTTCGAGGGTTTCCCTCGGCATCTGAAATGCATTCAGCGAGGCTGCAATGATCGTCGCCACCTCCGACGGCTTCATGTCGCCCAGGATCGCGGTGGCGAGGGTCGAATCCATGGCGCCCAGCATCTGCTTCCAGTCCAGGCCGGCCTTGAGCAACTCGGTGCCGGTACGGATGATCTCGGTGGCGCTCTGTGGATATTTGGCATTCAGGACGTTGGCGATCTTCTCAAATTCCTGCCGCTGCGCGGCGGTCGCTTCACCCAGCGCCTCCAGCATGTTGCCGGCCTTTTCGAATTCGAAGGCGGTTTTTGCGCCGATCGCGCCGATGATCGCCATCGGCGCGGAGACAGCGGTCGCCATCGCCTGGGTATGGCGTTGAAGTGCCTGTGCGTTGGCCGCGATCTGCCTTGCGGTGCCGAGCGCGACGGTCGCCCGGCCGGCCGTTTGCAAAGCGGCAAGCGACCGCGCCGCCGCCCGTGCCGGGCCGGACACGCCATCGATCAGGCGCACGATCAGACGCGAGGTCACATCAGGCATGGCGGCCTAAGTCCGATTTTGGCCTTTGCGATGCGCGCGGCCTCTTCGTGCCAGGCGCAGACCTCGGCCCAGTCCATCTCGAGCAGGATCGTGATCGGGGTCGCTAAAACGTGCGCCGTTTCGGCTAGGACGCTTCGCCATCCTTGCGGCGAAGCTTCGACGGCAAAAAATCGAGCAGCACTCCCGAAAGCTCCAGGACATCCTCGGCGTCGAGTTCGTCGATGGCGGTCTCGGGCAGATCGTTGATGGCGGCAAGGAGCGCGAGGGAGGCGGCTATGTCGCCGCCACCTTCGTTCTGGACCCGCTCCAGAAGCCGCATGTCTTTCGCTTTCGGCCGCCGGATTTTTAGTTCTGTGACCGTGACATCGGTGCCGCCAGCGTCCTTGTAGGTGATCGAGAACAGGAGCGTGTAGGCCGTGGCCTGCGGCGTCGGCTGCGGCCCTTGCGTCTTGGCACTCATGAAGTCTATCCCCCTTATCGTTCGGCGGTTGCGGCGCGCGGAATGCGGAGAATGGTGTTGGTGGTCTGGCCTTCATCCGCGCCGTTGATGCGCAGTGTGTTGGACCAGAAATCCCAGAACCACTTTTCCTGGTTGTTGAAATACACTTCGTAATGGGTGACCTCGTGCAGGGCATAATCGGTCGCCATCAGGTCGCCCCGCTTGAAGGCATCGCTTTCGATCTTGCCGAGACGGGCCTCCATGACGGCGCGAAGCTCGATCGAGGCGCCGGTGCGGCGGTCGCGGATTTCGCTATAGGCCGTGTAGATGTGCTTGATCCGGGAGCCCAGCCCGAACTGGGTCAGCAGTTCCGGGTCGAAGCCGACCAGCTTGAAGGTCGGTTCCAGCTTCTTGATGCCGACCTCGATTTCAATGCCGACCTTGGAGCCGCCCGGCATGTGGTCCTGAATCGGCTTCCAGGCTCGGAAGCTTTAGTTCCTGCAGCGTCAGGTGCTTGGAATTCTTCGGATCGTGATCGCCGCAGAACAGATTGGCGGCTTCGAGGACATAGAGCGTGCTCACGTCGTGCTCCTATAACGGCGAGAATTGGAGAACCGCGTCACGCGGCGAGGTCGATCTGCGAGAGAAGATCATCGAGCAGAACGTCCAACGCGGCGCGGTAGCGCGCTGAGCGGATGCCAAGATGGCGCAGCACCGGCGGCTCTTCGGCGGCAAAATCCACGGTGAACTTGCCAAGCCGCAATTGTTCGGGCGAATTCTGATCGCGGGTGAAACCGACCTTGTAATCGATGATGTCGCCGTCCGCTTTAAGATCACGCAGCGCAAAGCGCATGGTGTCGAGCACATCCTGCACCGTGCCGTAATCAATGTTGCGGCGGCCGAGGAAGCCACGCAGTGTGCGCAGGAGCATCAGGTGGATGAAATCGCGCCCGCGCACGATATGGTAGAATTGCCAGAGCGGGTCTTCGGAGCAATTGTCGGTTCCGATATAGACAAAGCCGCCGGACGCGATCGCGGTTTCGACGCCCATTTCTCCGCGCGCGATGATGCCGGCATTTTGCGAGAGCAGGACCTGGCCTTCGGTCGCGCCGTCGGTGAGCGAGAACTCGATCGGCCGGTTCGGACCGACGATGCCCTGCACCGGCTGGTTCGCCCAGGAATGAAACGGCCGGCCGCCGAATTCGTGATCGCGGCGCACCGCAATGCCGATCACCCGGGGCGAGGCGGGTTTGACGATCGCATTGACCCCGACCTTCACCGCGGTCTCAATCGGGATCAGGCGATGGCTCTGCATGGTCTCGCGCCAGTCGGTATAGGCCTGCTGCGTCGTCGCCGGGCCGTCGAGCACGGCGACTGCAAGCAGCTTTTCCAACACTGGGGTAAGGGCGGCGCACACCGGGTTGGCCAGGATCTCGACGGTCGCGGTAGCGGTCGGCAGCTCCTTGTCCGGATCGTCACCGCCGCCCGTGAATGCCACCGTGAGCAATCCGGAGAGATGCGCGCCCGGCTGGTCGATGATGAGTGACACCACCTTGCCCGCATTGTCGCCTTCGCCGAGCACGGCATGGGCCTGCGGCAAGATCTTGCCCGGATCGTTGCCGCCGCCTGAAAATTCGATGGCCGGAGCTTCCGACAGATTTATGCCTTGCGTGCCGAGCACCAGAGAGCCGAGCCCCTGATATTGCTGTGACGTCAGGCCCGGCACCGCGATCAAACGCGGGATCACGCCGAGCACCGGACCCGCCAGCGTGAAAGCCCAGATACCGGTTTTTTGAGCGGACGATCCGACTGCATTGGCGATCGTGGCCCAGATATCGGACCCCTGTTCGATCCGCACGATCACGACCAGGGCCGCGACCTGAAATTCGCCGAGTTGCGCGTTGATGGCCTCGATCGCGTCGGGGAGTGTTCCGGTCAGACCGAGCGCGGTGAGCTTTGCTTTGTCATCGCTGTAGATCGCGACCGGCGTGTTGGCCGGAAAGGTGTCCGTGTTGGCCTGCGGCGCGGTGCCGACAAGACCGACCACGGACATATCGCTGACGATCGCGGGACGCGGCTGGTTATCGACCCGCGTGATTGAAATGCCGAAAGTAGGCGAGGACATCGAACTGTCTCCGAAGGCTGAAAAAGAAAGGGCCGCGCGTGGCGGCCCCGTGGTTCTGGCGTTCTCTTTCCGCGCGATTTACGTCAGCGCGTCGAAGCAGTGTCGGTCTGCGCAAAGCTATCGATGACGTCATTGTCGATGTCTTGCATCACCTCGCCTTCCCTGGCGAAACAGGCCTGAATATGAGCGGCGATCCCGAGCGCCACTGCTTCGATCTGGGCACCGCCGATGGTCACAAAGGCGCGCGAGGAGGTCTTCCATTGTGCGGTAAAGGCCGCAGCGCGATCAGGGCTGTTCCATTCCTGCGCTTTGCAATGCTCCGCGAACTTGGGATGTTCTGAGAAAATCACTCAGGTCCTGAACAGCCTTCTCGTCGCTTACCTTCGCGTGGACGGCAAAGGAGTAAACGGTGAAAGACTGGATCTCACTCGGCAACCCTCCGACGAAATCCACGCCTTCGGCATGAACGAGTTCGCTGATCGGCTGAAAGCCGATCTCGACATCGCCCGTTGCGATCAGTTTCCCAACTTCCCGACCACTCGTGGTCTGCCTGAGCTTCGGACGTACAGCGTCCGCAATGCCCAGAGTAGCTATCAGTTTTTGTACATATGCCCCGCTTGGACCCATGGAGTAGCCAATTGATCTTGCCTGCAAGAGCGTGTCTTTGACGCGCTCGACAGTGCTGATGTCCGGTTTTGGTTGACCTTTGCGCACGCCGATGCCGATGCCTGTCTTAGCAAGATCAACCTTAGGCGCTCTTAACTTCTGACTCTTGATAAATGCATCCGCATCGGCTGCCGTAACAATGACAGCATCGAACGGCTTGTCAGATGATAAAATCGGTCGGTAAACGGCTGCGCCGGCCCAGGTCACGTCTATCTTGAGCGATTTCGATTTCTCAAAATCTGACAAGGCTTTCGACAACGCGTCGTGCAAGGCTCCGGACGCAAGGAGTCTAATCTCCGTAGCGCCAGCCTGTGCGGTAGAGAGAGCGAGCAACACGGTAGCGGCCAAAACAAAGCGCTTCATTGCGATGTTCCTGTGTTGAGCCATCAGCGATGCAAGTACTAAGGTCATTTTCGCTTACCTAGACAGTTTAGACGAAATGTCGCCAGCTTCAACGCGCCCAATCACGGGCCGATTTAGATCAGGGCGTCGAAGGCTGCGTCGATCTGAGCAAAGGTGTCGATGAGGTGGCCGTCAATCGCCTCGGAGACCTCCGCTTCCCTGGCGAAACAGGCCTGGATGTGCGCGGCAACGGCGAGCGCCACCGCTTCAATTTGGGCAGCGCCAATGGTCACAAAGGCGCCAGAGGCGGTCTTCCATTGTGCGGTAAAGGTCGGATCGCGCTGCGCTTGCAGATAGGCGCCCTGGATCAATGCCTTCGAGCGATCGTCGGTCGCGACATTGAGGCCGCCGACCGAGATGCCGCGGGTCTCCTTGCGCCAGCGCGCCACTGCTGCATAGGCGTGCAAGGCTGCGGCATCCGGTACGGGCTCCACATAGGCCGCGATCGGATGGCCGCCGCCCTGCAAAAGCGTGCGCACCTCATTCGAAAGCGGCGCGTCGTCGTCCGCCGCATAGGTGAACGGAAAGGTCTCGTCGCCTCGGGTGACGTCCATGTCGATCAGAGCGCCCTGAGGATCGGCATAGCGAAGATTGCTAATGCTGGTACTCATGCCGTCCTCAAGAAATATCCTGCGCCGCGGCTGGTGCCGATGCCCATTTGGCTGATCTGATGCCCCGACACGTTCATCCAGGTTCCCGGTAGGTTTGCGGCACCGGTGTCCATTGTGAAGTACCCGGAGGCGTCGAGCCCGAAAACAGCGCGCCGCAAATTCGAGCCGGCGATGGACGCGCCGTCGCTCACGCCGCCGGAGTTGTTCTTGAAAGCAAGGATCAGGGTGCCGACGGGGTAGGACGATGACGCCGGGATCGGCTGATACTTTGCGTTGCCTTGCGCTACGATCGCCTGCGCAGTGCGCAACGCGGTCATCGCCTTGGCGTTGTCGGCGCCCGCTTCAGCCTCGGCCTGGGAGGCCGCCGACACAGTAATCGTGCGGTCGGCAGAAAGATCGCCACCGCCCGTTGCCAGTCCCGACGCCTGGATTTGTCGTACCGGCGGAACGCCAACAGGTACGAAGGCGGCGACCGCCTGCGCGACCCGCAGCGGCGTCATCGCCTTGGAATTGTCAGTGCCCGCCTCTGCCTCGGCCTGGGAGGCCGCCGGCACGCTGATCGCTCGATCGCTGCTCAGGCTGCCGCCGCCGGTGGCAAGGCCGGATGCCGAGATGGTCCGTGTTGACGGCACCTTGCCGGCCAGCGCATTGGTGATGGTGCTGGCGAAATCCGAATCGTTGCCGAGCGCCGCCGCCAGTTCTTGCAAAGTATCGAGCGCGGCCGGTGCGCTGTTCACAAGCTCTGCGATCGCCTGGTCGACCTGAGCCGCGATGTTGAGATCAAGTGCAATGATCGCATCGTCGGCCCGCCGCCAGAACAGCTTGCCGTCTGCCTCGTTAATCGCGATCTGGCCGCTCTCGAGCGAGGCGGGGACAGCGCCCGGGGTCGCCGACCGCAGAAGCTTGATCCGTGCCGGCATTCTCAGAAGGTCCCGTCGTCGATGATGCCTTGAACGAGATCGTCGACCTGATCCGCAAGCGCCTGAACGGCCTGCACGGACGAGGCGATTTCCACCTGCATCGTGTCGAACTGCGCCTCGATCTCGCTCATGCGATTGGTGGTGTCGGCCAAAAAGTTAAGGAACGTGGTGTTGATACGTTCCAGCGCCACCGCGGTGATCTGATCGACCGCAGTGTCGATCTTTTGCCCGTCGAGTTCGCGCGCGTGCAGGCGCAGATCAAGCTCCTGGAACCGAACATTCCAGAATTCCGGATCGCCAAGATTGTCGCCGCGCTTGACCCGGTAGACATCGTATCGGATCGACATGTTAGTCGACGGCTTCCGCTTGCGTAATGGCGTCGCGAATGGCGCTCGCGATCTTGCCCTTGACCCGATGGATGTCGAGCGGCCGAAGACGCACGCCGTTATACAGAACCGTCCGGTTAAGGCGGATTTGATACAGCCTCTCCGCCTCGAACGGAGGCTTCGGCTTCCTGACCGATTTGCTCATTCGCCTGCCCTCTTAGAGCGCCCAGTGGATGCGCTCGGCGGCATGGAACATCGATGCCGGCGAGTTGGTCGCGCCGTCGATCACGATGGTGAAGCCCGATACGGGAGCGCCGAGCTGGAAATTGAAGGTGCGTTCGATCCGCCCGTCCACTGCGCTCACCACGCGGTCGGTCACCACATCTGGCAATTCGTCAGCGCCGCCGATGCGCAGTCGGCATGTGCAGTCATGCGGTGTGTCGTCGAAATATTCGAGCAGCAGCCGCACGAAGATATTGTTCGATGCCGCGGCCAGCGTAATGGGCGTGGACACCTGCCGGAACGCGGTCTTGGGTCGCGAAACTGAAAGGCGCGATCCGCCGAGCATCAGGCCGGGCTGCATGTCGCGCGTGCCGATGAAGCGAGCCCGGAACTGCACCAATGGCGGCGCGCCGGTCAGCGCTGGCGGGCCGCCGGGGGCCAGCGGCACCCAATCGCCGCCCGGCGGCTTGATCTCATAAATGAGCTCGGTCGATTCCGGCGCGACCGTGCTGGCCAGGATGTCGATCGCCCGCATGCCGCCATCGAGATTGATGGGTTTCAGTTCGATAGCGACCTGCGGCGCGTTGAACCGCGCGCCCCAGAGCTCGATCATCAAGTCCTTGGTGAGATCGCCGTAATAGTACGCGCCATCAGTTGAGTAGAAGAAGGTGCCATCAGTGTAGCTTTGCCCATAGGCCATGCCCACACGGTGCGCGGCGTTCGAGGTGAGCACCAGCGCATAGCGCCCGCCGGCGCGAAGGAACGTCGGCGTCACCTGCACCCGGTTCCAGGCATTCTGCAACAGTGCCGTATGTGGGACCGAGACATGCAGGATCGCCTTGGATAGATCGGGCACGCCGTTTGTGGTTTCGCACAGGGTCAGATGGACGGCTTCATCCGCGCCCTTGGCGGTCAAGTAAAAGCCGAGCCTGGTCAGCCACATGTCGTTCGAGACCAGGAAACTCTGCGCGACCTGGGCGCCAACGATCTGATGCTCGATGACGAGATGGTCCCAATAGCTCTCGTCCCAGCTATCGATAAACATCTCAACCAAGCGGGTTTTCTTGTGCTTGCGCACCCTGTCGGGATCGAGCACCAGGAAGCTTTCGCCATCCTTGCTGAAAATCCGGGTCGCCGGGTCGTATTCGCCCGAAAGCCACCATTGCTTGCTGCTCGACACCTTGAACTGCGCGCCATAGCGGATGCGCTGTCGTGAAATCGTCCGTTGCACGATGTCATGGGTCTGGAAGCCATATTGGGCGATGCCGAGATCCGAATGCATCGGCCCGACCTGCAGTTTCGGGACGTCGGTATACGCTGGGAGGAGAAGCCCGTTGCTGACCCGGGCATTCGGGTCGTTTGAGGAGAACACGTCCATCTCAGCCGCGCTTTCGTTCGCCGGGGCAAAGCGCAAGCCTTCTTCGATCTTGGCGTCATAGCCGATCCCTTGCGCGTCCTGCGCGTCGCTTTCCTCGTCATCGAGAAAGCGGTCGGCGCCGTAGGCGGAAGCGTCGTCCGGCAGCTCCAACCGCTCCTTCATACGGGCGATGTCGACATAGAGACTTGCGATCTCGGTCATCTCGCCCTTCTGGCGGATCTGATTGGCGAGCGCGGCGAGGTCAGATGCGAGTGAGGCCACCCGCGGCTCGATCTGGCGGCGGAACTCCTCCAGAATGTCAGTTCGCTGGTCGAGGGCCTCGGTCGAGGCGACCGCGTTGTCGGTCAGCATGGTCACGAAGAGAACTTGCGTCGGATCGAGCAAAACATGCGCCACCGCGACATGCGCGACTGGAATCGCGGGCGGCTGCGGGTCGGGGCTTTCGCTGCCGGCCGTGAAGGCCAGCACCGCGTCGCGCGCGCGGGTCAGCGCAACACTGTCCGGTTCGGTCTGATTGGTCTCGACATTGACCAGAAAATCGCGCTCGGTTACGTCGATGTCGTTTTCCTGGCCGAATACCGAGACTGCGACAATGCGTTTCGAGGCTGCCGCAAGGTATGGCACCATGCTCTGGGTGAGGCTGGAACTACGCGCAAAGACCGCGCCGCCGGCTTGATAGAACCGGCCAGGAGCGACTGCAATCTCGGCCTGCGCGCTCTTGGTTACGTTGAAGCCGGCATAGCGATGGCTTTTGGTGACCGCGTCATCAACGATATGCTCGAACGAGACCCGCGCAAACGATTGCAGATTGTTGTGATCGGACGCAGTCTGTTCCTGATAGTCACGAAAGATGACCTGCTTTTCCACGGTCTGACTTACCTTTGGCTGGGGCGGCCGACGACGAACTGATCTATGCCGGCTAGGAAAATCGTTCCCGCGATGATTTGCGCCCGTGGCGCATAGCGGATCATCAGGCGGTCGGAGGCGCGCTTGGCTGCGATCAGCGCGCGCCGCGCATTGAGGGTGCGGTTCGGGTCATGCGGCAGCCAAAATTTTGAGCGACGCAACAGGATGCCTTCGCCGGCGGCAAAGCTTTTGCGGCTGGCCGGCATCGACACTTGGACATGAGCGGTGTGCGCCGGAAAGCCATAGCGCCCGATGCCCATGAACTGGATCGCAGGTCGTCTAAAGGTTCGACTGCCGTCGGCCACCGCAAAGCGCCAATAGATGCGCAGAGGTGCAGATGATGACCGGAAATACCCGCTGCCAACGTAATGGCCGCAGAACACACCGGCATCGCGGTGCCCCTCGATCTTGATCCGCTCCGGCTCCGAGGTCACCGCTTCGAGATGCGGTCCGACCGGCGCCCGCCAATGGTCACGCGTCTTCGGCGCAATCGTCACAATCCGCCGCCAAGCCTGCGACGGCTGGAAGAAGCGGGCATTGAAGGCGGAGCGCACGAACACCCGCCGGCCGCCCTGCGCCTTGATGTGAAGGCGAAACCAGCTGCCGTAATCGCTCACCCGGGTCTCGGTTTCGGTGCCGCCCAGAACCCAACGCGCGCGACGTTGCAGGCGCTTGAAAGCGGTCGAGGGCTTAGGATAAGCCGCCGGAAAAAAGCTTGCGAAATGATAGCCGCCGGCATGCAGGGCAAGACCGCGAAAGCCGCGCTCGCGCATCCGCCAGGTGCGCACCTGCGGCAACCCGGACAGCCAGGCTTCGCGCTGCGCGCGCGTGAGCTGCGGGCCGGAATAGACGACCTGCGGCGGCGCAATCACCGACAGCGGCCGCGCATCCACATAGGGCAGGTAGGAATGGATTGCGGCGAGCGTGCCCTTTTCGCGATGCATGCGCACCGCATTGGAAATGATGCTGCGCTTGCGCGTCACACTCCAGTCTTCCGACCACAGATCGACCGAAAAGGCATGCGCCAGCACCGGCAAGAACTCCGGCGGACAGGTCCATGGATCCCAGACCGCGCGCGTCGGTGCGTCGATCGCCTCACACCGCGTCGACAGCGCGGCGAGCGCCTTATTGAACGGCGTCTCCGAGGCCGGAAGGATATGGTCGTGATAGGGGATCACGGTTCGACCTCGACCGTGATCGTAGTCTCGCTGCAGAACGCGGCCTGAGACGGTCCCACGACAACGTCATCGGCGGGTGCGGTGCGCCGCACCCGCAGCACATTCCCGACATAGGCCGCGCCTTCGATGGCGTTGGCATAGACGGTCGCACCGATGGCACAGCGTGCCTCGGCGGCCTTGCGCACCTGCTCCTCCGCCGCCTTCGCGACCACAGCCGGCGCCGGCCCGCGCGGCAGCGTGATCGTCAGCGCAATTTCGTAAGCGATGATGTCCGCCGGCGCCACGGTGACGATATCGGTGAGCGGCTTCACATTTGGCGCATGCAGTGCCGCGCGGACGCGATCGCAGATCTCGTTTGTCGCAGGTGCCCCGTCGGACCCAAGCAGGTACACTGCGGCGCGCCCGGGAATGCCGTGCACACCAGGCCCCAGTACCGCAATGTCCCGCGCCTGCGGCCAGGCTTTGGCCGCATGATAGACATAGGCATCGGGTGATCCGGCCGCGGGGACCGCGAAGGAGGTGAGATAGCGAAGGAGTAGCGACGAATCGGTTTCCATCACCGCCGGCGCGTCGAGCGTCTCCGGCTCGATCACCAGGCGCCGGACATTCGCCCGGGCCGCGATGGCGTCGAGATCGCTGCCTTGTGCATAGGCCGGAAGCACCGCGCGCACCGCGGAATTCACCCGGGCCCGCATCAGGGTTTCGCGATGGGCATGCGCCTCCTGATCGATCTTGATCGGATCGAATTCAAGGCCTGCGACGTCATAGGCAAAGCCCGTCTGATCGGCGCGCGCCTGGAAGTCCGCCATCCGCGCCGCAAGGATCGTCTCTTGGTCGAGGTCCTCGATGGCGTTCGGCAACGGCAGATGCGCTGGGTTGATCGTCGGCGCAATGAAGCGATTGACGTTGACGACGACGGTCATAGCGGGTTCTCGACGGTCACGAGACCGTCCTCGTTGGCGAACAGAATGACGCGTCGCGGGCCTTCGACGGTGAAATCACCAAGATGCGCGCGCGGGCGGTAGGCTCCCTGCAACTCCAGGCGCAATCGCCCAGTGCGCAGTTCGTCGGCCTGCGAAAGCACGGCAATTCTGGTCAAGGCGAAACGTGGCTCGAAGGTGAGGGCAGCGAACAGTGCGGTAAAGAAATTCAGCAGCGTCTCCGGCACGAGATTCTTACCGAGCAGGTTGGGAACCAGCGAGCCAATCCAGCGGCGCATGACCCGCGACCCGAACGGGGTCGAGAAGATTGCCTCAAGGCTTAAAACCACATGACCCCAACCGGCGATCGGACGGCCAGTCCAGCGATCGAGGCCGGCGCCGACGGGCTTGGCGGCCATGGTCTATTTTCCACGATGCGGCCGGCGCGGCATCGCAGTCTCGGCAAGCTTCTGCGCGCCTCTCTCACGGATCAAGCCACGCGCCAGCTCGTACTCGGCCTGATCCTGCGTCAAAACCAGCACCTCGCCCGCGCGCACTTTGCGGCCGGCCACCCATTCGCTAAGGCCGGTCGTTTCGTAAGCCTTGGTCGTCACCATCGTGTCATTCCGCTGAGCATTACGCCACCTTGGCTTCGGTCTGTTTGGCGGGGCCGCCGGCGGTCAGGACTTTTGGCTTGATGCCGTCGGCCTCGCCTTCGTCATCAAGGCCAAGCCGCGTGGTCTTGACCGAGTAAACCGCAGCGCCCTTGACGCCGAGCTTGGTCTGGCCGACCTCGGCCACGATCTTGTCCGCGGTCATCAATAGCCGCGCATCATTGCCGATCTTGAACTCGAGCTCGCTTTCCTTGAGCGTGACTCGCACCGAGCCGAAGGTGAGCACATGCTCGTTTTCCTTTTCGGACGGTGACTGATTGCGATCGCTCCAGGTGAGCGGGATCGCCACCGCCTGCCGGAAATCGCCGGTCGGGTTGAGCATGGTCATCTGCTGGCCCTTGCTCGGCGGCGTGTGCAACTTCAAATCGCCCGCGAGTTGCGCATAGGGAACCCATGGCCCGATGAATGGCGCGCCGTCATCGCCTTCGCCAAGGCGTATGCGTAGGCGCTGCTTTTTGGCGTCGACCTGCTCGACGGTGCCATGGCGCATCATGTTGGCGAACCGGCGTTCCAGTTCGGCGATCCGCACCACCAGTTCGGCAAGTTCACGCATCGCCTTCAGGCTCCTGCGGTCCAAGCGCGTCGTTCGCGCGCTGCTCGTTTGCCTCGAACGCGCCGCCCGGAAACTCAAGCGTTGCGCTTCCGACTGGAGCCGCGTTTTCGTCCGGCGTCGGATCGTCGAGCAGCGGGCTGAGTCCGATGCCGCGAACACTGTTCAGCCCGAGCGCGACCCGGGCCTGCTGCCAGTCCGGAATGGCGGTGCCGGCAATGAGCTGCTGCCAATATCGCGCGATACCTTCGAGCTCGACATCGGCTTCCATGGCGGTCAGGAGGTCGGCCCAGACCCCGGTCGGTTCGGCGCCGGGGATCGGCTCGGCAATCGGCTCAACTTTATAAATGGCCCGCAACAGAGCCAGACGCCGGCCCTTGTCAGCGATAGCGCCGCGGTCCCATTCGCAAAATTCCTGCGGCCCGGTGCGAAACCAGAGCCTGCGAAACAGAGCGGGCCAAACCGATGTTTCGGCAAGGAGAACCTTCTCGACCTCGTAGGCGAGGCTTCGCAGATACACCTCGTTGCCTTCGTCGGAGGCCGGGATCCGGATCTCGGTCTCGCCGGCATCGACGGTCACCGCCTGCGCCACAAACATATCAATCGACAGGTCGATGACTTGCGGCGCGCTGAAGAGCTCACGCCCCGTAACGTGCCGCTTGCCGCTGTCGCAGTAGACAACGATAACGGGCGCACCCTGGTCGCGCAACGCATCGAAGGGCTCGATGGCACTGTCGAACACGGCCTCGCCGGCCGAGGTCCTGCTCTTTAGCGCTCGCAGCGCCCCGATCTTGATGGCCGCAACCGCAAGGCTCATGTCGTGATCCGCACGAGCGACAAAAGGATACGGGCGAGACCGTCACTTTCCATGACCGTGATCTCGAAGGCCGGCTGGTCAGGCCGATCGAGCAGGGTCACGCGATCACCGACCTTTGGCCACTCGCCGCCAAGCCTCACCGCATCGATACTGGCGATGGTGTCGGCCATCACAATGGCGCGGTCGAAGTCCCGACCGACCTCATTCTGGACCGTGCGCTTGCGCTGTGGCGTCTCGGTGATGATCGCAAGCAGCTCCCGCTCCGCGCGATCCGGATCCGGCGCAGCATCTGTGTAACCTCCGGGCCGCCTCGGTACGAGGCGGATGGTTTCGGCGAAAGCCCAATCGAGCGCTAGTTGTCGCGCGGTCCAGGCCTCTAAAAATTGCGACATCGTGCGGGCGCTCTGTGCGACTGAACCCTGTACCTTAATGATGGACGCCTTTGATCAGCGCCCGCGGGCGCAGGCACAGCGACAGCGGATTGGTCTGCATCTCAAGCCGCACCGACTTGTTATTGTCTGACGGGATCGCCTTGGCGTAGCGCGGCAGGCCAAGCGTGTTGACGGTCTCGATATAGTCTGCCGGCGCGAAAACGGTCTTGAACAGGTTCGGTGTGCCCAGCGGGAAGAAATGCGCCTCGTTCGGATCGATGAACGGGGTGATGGTGTCGCCCGTATCGGTGCCGCCACCAATCCAGCCGCGGTAATTCTCGAAGGTGATACCGCCATATTTCAGGGTCGAGAACACCACGCCCTCGCGCAAACGGACGCCCTCCTGGTAGCGATAGGTATCGCGTACCTCGGCGTGCTCGATCAGATCGTCCCAGAAGGTGTCGCCGCAAAGCGCATACACGCTGGTGAAAGCAACCCCGCCGAGCGTCTGCGCCATGGTGCGCACGAGCTGGCTGCATTTCTTGCGTACGGCCGTGTTGGCGCTGCCGAGGGCAAAGTTGACCGGTGTGACCGCGGTAACCCCGAATTCGGAATAAAGGTCATAGATGGTGTTGCCATCGCGGTCGACGATCAGCCCTTTAATGGCGCCGACGCGCTGGAATTCGGTCGTAACGTCGAGCTGTGCGGTGAACATCTCCATGCGACCTGCGAGATAGGTCTCGACAGACCGGGACTGCATCTGCGGCCCAAATTCGCGGACATTCTGCACTTCCTCAGCCAGCACATTGTCGTCCAGCTGATAATGCGGGACTTTCAGGACGCGGGCCCGGCGCAAGGGCTTGGGGCGCGTCTCGCCGGGACCACCCCGCGGCGTCGGATTGACCAGCGTCAGAATGCCGGCCTGCTCTTCGATCGCGATCGACGTCGTCGGTACCGGCGCTTCATTGAAGAGCCCAAGCGAGCCGAGCCGACCAGGCACAAAGGGCAGCTTGTTGATCGAGTCGGTCAACGACACAAAGTTAAAGGCGTCGTTGTTAAAGACGTCGAGGATCTGTTCCATTATCTATTCCCCACGTTCCATGCCTTCAGCGCACGACGATGCCGGCAGCGCGCAACTGATCCCACTTGGCGGATTTCTTGCTGTCGTCATCGACGCTGGCGTCGTAGACGAGCCCGAAGCGGTTCACCTCCGCATGGCGCATAAGGCCAACCGCAACCGCGTCCGCGCTTGTCGCATCGACGTGGCCGACCAGGATGGCGGAGGCGGTCTCCGAGCCATCAGCTGCGGTTTCTGGCGATGGCACGAATTTGTCACTCGCGGCCACCTGTCCGAGCACGGTGCCCGGCAAAAGCTTGCCAGCACCGGAGGCGATCACGATTTGGTCGCGCGACAAGCGTCCCTCGGCATCTTCCGAAAGGATGAAGTTGCCGTCATGCGGGCTCTCGTTGAGCACGGTCATAAAGTTCTCCTGTTCGCCGCATCGATCGATGCGGACGTGCGTTAGCGTTGTTCGAGAATTGGAGTGTGCGGCGCTTAAGCTTTGGCAGCGGCTGTTATCGCAGCCCGGCGGCGCGCATAGATGTCCTCGGTGCTGATCACGCGGGGCGGCTCATGGCTTATCCGCTCGCCGCCGGCGCCGAGCTTGGGCTGCGCCTCTCGCGCCATGGCATCGTCGAGTCCACTCTTGGTCGGCGGCGACTTGGCGAGGGCCGCCAGCGCGACCTCGGCCGGGAAGTCGGTCTCGAAGGCAAAATACTGGGCAAGGCTCTCCCGCCCCTTGGTCGTCTCGCCCGTCAGGATGGCTTTGATCCGATCTCGTTCCGCCAGTCCACCGCGGCGCACGCCCTCGGTCACACCGGCTAAACGTGCTTCGCTCAGTTGGACGGCGACGTCATTGCCTTTCTCGACCTGCTCCGCATCGTCGCGAACGGGCATGGTGTCAGACTCAACCGCAACGCCGGCGGCTGCCAGTATTACGTCTCGCATTGCTGTCTCCCAGGGCTGAAATTATTAGCGCGTGACCAATTTGAAATCTTGTTGGCCGGGTCTCGCTAGTGCTCTGAATTTACTTTCGCTGTCGGCGGAAAAGCCAGACTTGCCGCCTGGCAGCCCTCGTGGCGATTGACCCACAGCGGTTCGGGGACCTGCTCCAGACATGGTGCTACCGCCTATGGAACCCTGTAACTTGCCCCACGTTGCCCGCATATGACCGGTCCGGTACTTGATCCAGAAAAGGCGCTTAGCTACAGGCGCGCGCTCGCTACATTCACGCGAATTGTGGATGAATCAGGCTCAAGTCCAGGTCTGTTGCAGAATGCCGCTGCACAGGTAGCTCGTGTTACCCACATCAAGCATACGAAGGTCTTGCGTTATCGTCCCGACCGAGGCGACCTCTTAATCGAAGCAGGGGTCGGTTGGAAGCCGGGCGTTGTCGGCCACGCCACCTTTAGCGCAGACCGATTTTCCGCACCCGGCCGCTCGATGCAAACCGGTGCTCCGGTCGTCGTCGAAGACATAGCGAACGATCCGGAATTTCGCTATCCCGACGTTTTACGAGAGCATGGAATTGTATCCGTGCTCAACGTACCGGTGTTCGTTGACGGTACGCATTGGGGCGTGCTCGAGGTCGACACCGTCGAAAAGACTGCGTTTTCTGAATTCGACATTCACTCGCTAGCCATTTTTGCCAACATCCTTGGCGCGGCGCTCGCGAAGGTCGCGGCGCAAAACGCAGCTGCAAAGGCCGCGTCGCTAATCAACGAAGGCAGAGCCGAGGCCGAGATCATGCTGCGCGAGCTGCAGCATAGGATGAAGAACAATTTGCAGGTGATTGTTAGCTTTCTCGCATTGCAAGGCAGGGAATCTGCGACTGAAGAAGCGAGGTCGCGTATCGGTCGCGTGATGGATCGCGTGATGGCTATTGGTCTGGCGCACGATCAGCTTTCTTTCAAGAAAAGCGGCAGCAGTGTTAATATGCGCGATTATCTGAAGTCGCTTTGCGCCAATATCGACCCGCGTCGTCCAAACCTCACGATCGACACGGACTTTGACTCGGCGAGCATCCCGCTGGACCGCGCGGTTTTGGTCGGACTCATTCTTAATGAGTTGGGACCAACTCGGTCAAATACGCATTCGACGAAGAGGGCGGTATAATCAACGTCACTCTGCGGGTGAACGAAGCAATCGGGGAAGCACAGCTTGATGTGCGGGACAACGGACGCGGCATGGGACCAAAGCGGGCCGGCTCGCTTGGGCTACAGTTGGTTGAAGGTCTCTCGCGCCAGCTTGGGGGCCGGCTCGCCGTTCTCGAAGTAACGAAGGGTACGGCCACGGTATTGAAGTTCCCATATTCGCTGTGAGCGTTTTTCGTCGACCATCCATCAAGTTCTTAAGATGCTCCGCTGCGGGTCGATACCTCGGCAATGTCGGAAAGCACGCCCAGTTCGGGTTTGAATGGTTCCGATAGTATGTCGTCCGAACGTAAGCCCAACTTTGGTCCATCGCGTCATTGCGTTGCGCTGCGGCATGGTGCGCACAAGGAGCATTTCGAACTCGCGAAGCTTCGCCCCCGGCAAATCTATGGGTCCCCCGCCCTGTTTCTGGCGTTGATCGCTCGCACGAAGTTGTCGAAGGCTTCCAGTGCGTGACCGGTGGCGTCGGCAAGCCCGAGCGCAACCGCATCCCGGCCGCGATAGTCCTGCGCCTCGGTTGCCAGGGCGGCTTGCGACGTAAAACGCGAGCCGCGATAGCGCCCAATGCTCTCGGCGAAGGTCTGCCTTGCTGCTTCGAGATCGCCGACCATTCGCTGGGCGACGTCTTCGGGGAGGGTCTCGAACGGGTTGCCAGCCATTTTCCGGGCGCCCGCCCGCAGGACCGTGATCTTCACGCCCTGCTGTTCGAGCGCCTTCGACCAATCGGTATGCAAGGTCACGACGCCGATGGAGCCGGCGCGCCCGTGTTCGGGCATCACGATCTGGCGCGCCGCCGAGGCCAGAAGGTAGCCGGCCGACAGGGCGTGATCGGTCAGAATGGCCAGCGTCGGCTTTTCGGCCGACAGCCGGGCGATCAGGTCCGCGGTCTCGAACGCCCCGGCAAGCTCGCCACCGAAGCTGTCGACCTCGAATATCGCAGCCTTTATGGCGGGATTGCGTAGGGCGCGCAGCACTTGCGCTTGCAGTCCCTCATATGAAGTTCTCCCGGACATGGCGCCGACATAAGCACCCTTGTGCACCAGCGTGCCTTCGATCGGGATCAGGGCGACCCTATCGATCGTGTCGAACATGGCTGACCCGTTGGCGTCATATCGCCGACCCGTACGATCGCCGATGCGACCAGCCAATGGCTGGCCATTTTCAAACGCCGCATGATCGATGCGTTCGCCGGCGCCCTCCAGCACCACGCCGCCCTCGACGATCCGTCCGCCGATGCCGGCGAGGGCAGCATCGAGCTTGCCCGGATGCATCAACAGCGGCGTGTTGAACACTCGCGCGGCCAGTTCAGGACGCAGGATCATGCCAGCGCCTTTTGCTGCTTGGCCGGCGATTGATCTTCAGTGTCATCGGATGGCGTGGGTTTGCGATCGAACATCGCGTCGGGGTCGAGCCCGAGCGCCAGCATCTCCTTGCGCTCGCGCGCCCGCTGCTGCAGCGTTTCGAGATAGTCCTCGCCCTGTTCGGCGCATTCCCGCTCAAGCGTCGACAAACCCGCGGCCAGGCGCTCGGTCGCAGCCGTCGCCTCCTTGTGCGGATCGACCCAGCCGCGGCCGGGACCGATCCATTTCGCCGCGCAATAGGCGGCCTTGGCCTGCGCGAATTCAGGCGACCCATTTGGCAGCGTGATAATGCCGCGGTCGATCGCCTCTTCGAGCCAGGCCGCATAGATCGGCGCCATGAAGGCTTGCGCGAAGTGTTCCTTGCGCGCGGTAAATCCGCGCCAGACCTCGAGCAGCGCCGCGCGCGCCGAAGAATAGTTGACCTGGCCCCAGTCCATCGACAGTTGCTCGTAGGTCATGCCCATGGCGGAGGCGATGTTGCGCAGGCTCGCCCGCTCGAAGGCCTCGAACACGCTGTTCGGATGGTTCGGCTTGGTCAGCGTCACTTTTTCGCCTGGGAACGTGAACGCGATCTTGGCGCCGCCGACATTGATCGGGGCCGCCTGATAATAGTCGAGGCGCTGCTGCTGATAGGCGGAAAGTTCCTCACCTCCGCCGAGCGCAGAGGCGAACTGGTCATGATCGAACGGGCTTTCAACAAAAGCCGCCATCACGGCGTTAAGCACAGCGGCCTGCAGTTCGGCCTCGTCATACCGTCCGAGCATCCGCAACCGCTTGACGATCGGCGCCAGCACCGAGACCCCGCGATACTGGCCGGCTCGCCCCGGCTCAAAAGCGTGAACTACCACCCGGCGGCCGAAGCTGGTTTCGCGCGGGATCCGCTCCCAACTCCAGAGCATCGGATGGGATACGTTCTGATCGCCCGGATGCGACCGACGAATGTGATAGGCGAGCGGCTCCCCGTGCTCGCCAAGCTCGATGCCCTGGCGGCGCCAATAGGTATCGACCGCGTTATAGGGATTCGACAGCCGGTCCGGATCGATGACCTGAACCGCAGTTGCATAACGTCCGCCTCGCGGCAGCCAGAGAATGGCGGCGAGCGCCTCGCCATCCATCAGACGATGCCGAAATGCCAGCGCCAGAAGCCCGCCCATGGTCATGCGCCGGCCGGCGTCGCACCAGCAATCGGGGTCCTCGGCAAAATCTTTCCAGGCAGCCTCGATGTCGGAGGCCAGATCCGACGCCACGTCCGGATCGATCTTCAGCGAGCGGGCATTGGGCTTCGACGACAACCGCCAGCCGGCGCCGATCACGGCGTCGACTTGCCGGGTGACACCGCCCGAGGCCCAGCCGTCATTGCGGGCGAGATCATGGATCCGCGCCGCCAGCACCGGACGATCCGGCGACAGCGCGTTCTGCGCCGACCACAGGGGAGGGCGCCACTGAGCAAGATCGGGGTCGGTGACCGAGGCGCCGGCATAGCCGGCCGCCAGCACGCGGGCCATGGAACGCGGCGCGGCCGGGACCTTCATCGGAAAGCCGTCGGGCCCGAGCAAACTTGCCATCAGAAACTCACCCGGCGCGCAAAGCCGCGACCGTTCAGTCCCAGCTTGCCCCGCAGCTCAGCAATGTAGGCGCGCAGTTGATCTATGTTTTGCGCGTTCCATTCCATGTTCTTGTCGCCATGGCGCAGCCGCGTCACGCTGCCATTGACGGTGATCGCATGCAGGGCGGCCTCGGCCTCCGCTAGCTGTGCGCGCCATGTCGCAACTTCAGCGGCACTCGCCATCGCTCAGCGTCCCATATTCAGCCGCGCCATCGCGGCGACGCTCGATACCGGTTTCGGCGCAACCGTCTGATCCGGTTCTGTCGGCTTGGCCCGTGACTTGACCTTTCGAGGCTGCGCGGTGTCGGCAATGCGCGGCACGCCGAGCATGTAAGCCGCCGCATAAGCCATCGCTTCGCAGTCGAGAAAGTGGTTGTCGCGTGAGCGCTGCAACCACGTGTAGCCACCCGAGGGTTTCTTGACCCGGCCCTCGGACACGATCTGCCGGCAATAGGCCTCCGTGGTGTCACTTGGCAGATGCCAGCCGCCGGGCTGATCGTCCGGCCAGCGCACCCGTTCGTGCACCCAGGATTTGAAGAAGTCGCTGTCCACACGAACGAGATCAAGACCGTATTTGGCGGCCTTACCCCTCGGCGTCACGTCGATGCGCTTGACCGACAGCGGCTGGTCGCGATGCTCGAAGCCTTTAACGGCGTAAGCGACCCGCGCGTGCCGCCGGCAGAATTCATAGACCCGATGCTCGGGGACCTCATCCTTCTTGCCCGGGCGAAAGCCGGAATCGATGAAGGCACGGCGGATCACAATGCCACCGATCGGCCTCGCCAGGAGTTCGGCAAGATCGGTCCACACATCGCCCTGTTCGGTCGCCCCCCAGATCTCGTTTTGCTCGACGAGCCAGCTTTCCTGGCGGGTGCCAAATCCACGGATCACATAGACCAGTCGGTTCTTCTGGACGTCGATGCCAGCGGTCAGGAGCAAGACGCCGTCCGGAATCTCGCCCGAGCGATACGGCAGCTTGAGGCGGGCGACATCCGCCCATTCGGGCGCATCCCCGCCGGCGGGGGCCCATAATTCGCCAAAGCCGCCATTGATGACGGTCTGGACTTCTTCCTGGTCGCCCGAATTCAGCGCCTCGACATATCGCCCGGCGCGCTCGCCGAACGACACGAAAGGCGACGCCAGTCCTGAGACCCAGAAGCTCAGGGTCGTGCCGTCCGGCGGATCGCCGGCCACCTCGCCGTTCGATCGGATCCGCTGCCCTGGCGCCACATAGACGCCGTGGGCGTTCATCTCGAACTTGTGCTTCTCTTCGATGATGCCGCCGCAATTGGGACATTGCAGAAAAGCGAGCCTTCGCGCCTCGATCGCCGTCGCGTCACGTTCGATGCGCTCTTTGCCGCCCTTTGGCGTGATATCGATCTTCGGGATGACGAGGCAGTCGAACCGCGGGATGAAGTAATCCTCGCAATGCGGACAGGGCCAAGCCCAGTGATAACGGGTGCCGCGCTGCCAGAGCTTCCAGATCGGGCTGTCGAGAGTCTCGATGTCATCCTGGTCGACCACCTTCCAGAATTTGAGATCCGTTGCCGCGTCCTTCTCGATCTCGACCGTTCCCTCGGTCGGCGTGGACGTCACCCCGAGCGTAAAGTCGGCATGGGTATCACCGCGGACCTCGAGGAGGCGCACAGGGTCGCCTTCGCCCTTGATGTTTTTGGCCATGCCGTCGCGTTCGTCGACGATGGCAAGGCCCGCCGGATCCGACTTGAGCTGGTTCGCGGAGCCTGCCCACGCCAAACGCACCGGCACGCCGGAGACGATCTTGCGGGTCTTCTTGTTCTTCTTGCCGCGCGCCAGCTTGATGGACAGGCTTGGCGATCGGTTGAGCGCATCGTCGAACCGCGGCTCGAACTGGTCGGTCACAAAATTGCGGTCCGGCCCTGCGTAGATGATAGGCACCGGGCGCTGATCGAGCCGCGACAGAATCACGTCGATCACGCTATCGGTCTTGCCCATCTGGCCGCCGCAGACGAACACCACAGTGTTGTAGCGCGCGTCCTCAAAGGCCCGCATGAACGGGATCATGTAAGGGGTAAGTGCCGGATCCTTCGGTCCCGGCCGCCCCGACGAGAGCGGGTAGACCCGGTTCTCTCGCGCCCAAACGTCAGTCGATACCTTCCTCCTCGGGCGCAGGATCCTCGTCGCCCGATTGATAAGAGCGACGGAGTTTTGCGATGCGGTCGGCCACTTCGGTGAGCGCATCATCAACTTCTCGCTGCAGCTGCTCCCGCTGCTCGATGTTGCGGGTCAAGCGCGCCGGTATCGCGTTGATTCGCGCAACCACGGCGCCCGCCACCTCATCCACCAATGTCATGGCTTCCACCAGAGGCACGAGCTCACGCTCGGTCTGCGCGACTGCCAGTTCCTCCTTGCGGGTGCGGATGTCCTGCAACCGGTTATGGGACGCAGTCTTACTCGACCGGCGCCCCTCGTCTTTCACGAACCGGATATAGCCCTGCACCACGTCAACCACGCGGTATCGGCCGCGGTCGGTTTTGGTGATCCAACCGTCCTTGGTCAATCGTCGGACCCATTCCGGCGTAACCATCAACAGCTTGGCAGCAACCTCGATCGGAATGGTGCCGGCGGCGTCGCGTGCGTCGGTATGTGTTGGCGTTCGCGCCATAACCCTGGGCCTCGGGGATAGTAAGCCTTATCGCCGATCATCTCGTGATCGCAGTTTGTCTTCTGCGCTTAGGAACACATGTACGGCGCCCGGCGTTCATCGTCATGGCACCCACACCAACAATACCGATTTGGGAACTGGCCGGTCATGCTTTGGTTGGAGCAGGCCTTGGTATCCTTCTCGCGCTGACCCTGATCACCGCGAACCCAGGCCTTTTTAACCTAATCACAAGCAATCCCTCGCCGAGCCTGACCATGTTAGTTGTTATCGGGGTTCCAGCTTCGACTATGGCGGTTGGTAGCACCCTTACGGGTTTCATCTTCAGCGCTATTGAGCGAAGCTAACGAATGACTGTCGGGGAACATCGACTCACGGCCAAGTTGGCCCTGACGCCCTTGTTCAGGTCGGACGTTGTCGGGTGGAACTGACCGTCTGGCAGAGTAAGTCGAGAAAGTTTGACCGGTATGATGTAGGGCTGCGCTCCCACCGGTTGCCGTTTGCCATCGCTCCACGATCACATCGACGTACCGTGGGTCGAGCTCGATCACCCGCGCCCGCCGTCCCGCCAGTTCCGCCGCGATCAGCGTGGTCCCTGAGCCGCCGAACGGATCGAGCACGATGTCCCGGCTCTTTGACGAATTCCGGATCGCCCGTTCCACCAGCGCCACCGGCTTCATTGTCGGGTGCAGATCATTCTTCGCCGGCTTATCGAAGAACCACACATCACCCTGGTCACGGGCGCCGCACCAATAGTGCTCAGCTCCCTGCTTCCAGCCGTAGAGGATAGGTTCGTATTGACGCTGATAGTCTGAGCGGCCGAGTGTGAAGGTGTTCTTGGCCCAGATCACGAAGGTTGACCACTTGCCGCCGGCCTCGCGGAACGCCTTCTGCAGCCGGTCGAGTTCAGACGATGACATACAGACATAGACAGCGCCTTTGGTGACGGTCAGGATATTAACGCAGGCGTCGTACAGAAGGGCGCCGAAATCCGCGCCCAGATTATCATTCAGGATCGGACGATTCTTGCCGCTTTGCTTGTCCTTTGGAGTGTTGGCGTAGTCCACATTGTAGGGTGGATCGGTGAAAGCCATATCCGCGAGTTCGCCGTCCAGCACCTTCTCGACATCTGCCAGAACGGTTGCATCGCCGCACAGCACACGATGCTCGCCGCATACCCACAGATCGCCAGAACGGCTGATAGGATCGGCAGGCGGTTCGGGGGCCTCGTCGGGGTCGCCATCTCCGTCAGCATCTACCAGCAATAGCTTGTCGAGCTCATTCGGATCAAAGCCGGTCAGCGTCAGATCAAAACCGGCATCGCGCAGATCACCGAGCTCAAGCCGGAGCAGGTCATCACTCCACTCACTCGATTCCGTCAGTCGGTTGTCGGCGATTGCGTAGGCTTGGCATTGCGCCTCGCTCCAGCCGCGGGCAACGATCGTCGGAACCTCGACGATGCCTTCCAGCTTGGCCGCCTGAAACCGGCCGTGCCCGGCGATCAGCATGCCGCTTTCTCGCACCAGCACCGGCATGGTCCAGCCGAATTCCCGGAGCGATGCCCGGATCTGCTCGATCTGCTCGGCACCGTGAACGCGGGCATTGCGCGGGTTTACGGTGAGCCGCTCGATAGGCCAGAATTCGATTTTCGCCGCCGGCCAGGCGGCTGAGGGTTTTTGAGCATCGAGCATTGATATCGTTGGGTTATTCAGCCGACAAACCAAACCAAACTGAGGTTTTTTGATTTGGAAAAACGTGCGTTTTCCGGGCGGCGGCGCCACCGCTTGTGAGGCCCCCGAAGGAAGGACCCGTTGAATTGCTGCGAGCGTGCGTCAACGAGGCAGCATGCGTCCGATCTCGTGGCCCACGCGTGCGATGATGTTCCCGACGCCGCTGTGCCAAGCGGCAGTGCTGTAGTCTTTCACCAGTTCGCGTCCGAGGTTGGGCCCATAGAGCCAGCGGATCGGCAGGCGTTTCTTCGACGTGCGGACGAACGCCCGACCGAACTTTGGCACGATGAACGCGTGCCGGAAGATGCGCCGCTTGTTCCAGGGCGCAGCCGATACGCCTTTGCCGCGCTGCTTGCCACCGAACCAGGCGATGTTGGTTTCCTCTCCGCGGGCGTTGAGCTGGTAGGTCAAGGTTGCCGGCGTAGAGCGGACGGTTGCCATGGCTTTATCAATCGCGCCGTATTTGATCCCGCTCTGCTTGACGAGCGCACGCTTGACCTGCGTTCGGCCCTTGTCGCCCTCGTGATTCAGCGCCCGCGACATGGCGGTGCGCGCCTGTCCGTCACCCAGCGCGGCCAGCTGATTGCCGTACCGCGCCAGGACTTGGTCCGTGGCGTTGATGACCAGTTTCATCGTGATGGGGCTTTCGATCCGCGGCGCCATCGGAGTTGGCGCATTCGTGGACCGTGGTGAAATAGCTAGACTTGCATCGGACGCTCGTCAATTCGAAAACAAGCGTTTGCTGCATTTTGTCTGCAAGCGATTGATCCGACTCAAGAATTACGACGAGCGCGTTGTTTGCTCTTAACGTCACCGCGGGTCTGTTTCGCGAATGCCGTAATGCTTCATCAGAACACCAAGGGCCGCGAGCAGAATCCCTTGCGCGCTTTCCTGCCGAACGGGGCGTCCACTCCACCCCCGTCGAAGTGCCCACTCGCGGATCGACGTCTGCATGCCCACGACGTGCCAGACACATGAGCCGGCGGGTGAACCGTGTCCACCGAGAGCGTCGAGCGCTTTCGCCACCCGTTCGCGCGCGGCGATCTGCGTGTCGGTAAAATCAGCCGGGCGATATCTGCCCGGAGCTGGCCTCGCCATGAGCATCAGATTGGATCGTGGCATCGAATCGAAGCAAGCAATCGTGAAAGCAGCCTGGAAGTCGCGCGCCGCGTCATGCATTGCCGGCGTGATGGCGCCTGAGCGCAGCATAAGCCCTAGCGTGTCCACGGTCCGGTGATGCGTGACCTCGATGCCGTTGGGGTCGAACTCTGTGACCGTTCGGGTCGTGCGCCGCTGGCCGGCGGGCGGGCTCGGTTTTGAGCCGCGGGCTTTCCGTTTCTGTTTCGGCGTCATGGCTGCCTCGATTCTCTGGCAATCAGGTCAGCAAGCGCGCCGATGATAGAGGCGGGCGTTTCACCGTCACCAGTGCGGCCCATACTGGCGGCCAGGGCGTCAGGCAACACGCCGTGCTGTAGGAGCAGTGAGAGCGCAACACATGCATCGTCGAGGAGGCGTTCCATCGCGGAGCCGATCTTGGCGCCATGCGTGAAGACTTCGGCGATGCGATCGTTGGCGATGTCGAAGCCAAGCGTGACGGAGTAGGTGTTCGCCTCGTATACGAACTCCATGGTTAGGTTCGGCCGCCTGTCGGGAAGAGGTGTTCTGCTCATGATGCGCCACCGTAATTCTCGATCGACCACAACAGGATCGCGATTGCGTCGGCTTCGTTGTCATCGGCCGGCCTGAAGCCACGCGCTTCCACTGCGGCGATGACTGCTCGCTTGTCCGCGTTGCCCTTGCCGGCAATGAAGCGCTTGATCGTGCCGACCGGCACGCCCTGGTAAGGAACGTCGCGGAATTCGGCCCAGGCTTCCAGGTGGGCCAGGAAGCCGCCGTAGACGTGGGCGGCCAGTGTGCCGGCATGAGCACGGACCTCTTCGAAGAACACTGCACCGATCGGACCGGAGCTCTCGGCGAGTTCGCTCAGCCAATGATTGAAGCGCAGGAAGGCCATGCCGCCGCCTTCGAAGCGGTTCGGCCTGAAGTGCTGTACGCCGCTGGTGATGGTCCCGTCAGCGCCGCGAAGCGCCCACCCGGTGGACGAGCCGAGGTCTAGAGCAAGGACGGCTGATCCGTGACTGCAAAGGAGCTTGGCGGCGGGATCGATTGCCCGCGGCGGCGATGATGTGGAGGGTTTCACGATGAAGGCTCACGAAGCGTGGGCCTTCGGCTTTGGTCGGATAGGATTCTAGGTTTCCGGATTCGGCATGCAAGGAAATTCGGTATGCGGCTGTCGAATTCGCGGGGGCCTGATGTGTCACCAACCCTTGCGACCGTTGGTGACACGACTTTTCTTAGGCCTGTCAGTGCCTTGCGCCGTGTTGTCACCAACCTTGGTGTCACCAACGGGTCGGCAAAACATTCCTATAGGAAAAATATATTCCGGTTTCATCTCTATTTCCGCGTATGACTCTCAGGACCGTTGGTGACATTGGTGACGTTGGTGACACCGTTGTTTTCAAAGCAGTTTTCGTGTCACCAACCCTTGCCAGAGGTTGGTGACACCGTGAGGTTGGTGACACGCTGTATAACGATCGGGCGTTTCGCTCGTCCGCGGCGCATTTCGAATTCGAGCGAGGATTGAACCTCAAGCCACTTCGATGAGTTTTTTGGCGGGTTCGACTTCAGCGGCCTGGGACGCTGTATGACGCGATTTATCGGCGCTGACCGTCCGTGCTAGGCGAACTTTTAATGTTCTCGGTCGCTCACAAGTCGCTGCAGATCTTTGTTCCAAGTAAATCTGAGACCGCAGGGTGTGCACCAAAATCCTTTGATCGACGCGCCTGACCTATCGGTTTGCGGCAAGAGTCCGAGCTGAGCTCCGCATCGCAGGCACGGCGGCGGCCAGTCCGGAGTTGGTTCGAAATTTTGTGGCATGCGAAAGGTCTCGGCCTCAGAAGACCCCTGCTCGGAAAAGCCCGCCCCGCACTGCCACGGGTGCCGGGGGGGCGACGCATGACATTCGGAGCGAGCAGCGACGGTGGGCGTCGCCACTATGCTGACGCCGAAATACTAACAACGTTCCGCCGCAAAATTTGAGATCGCCTTGGCTGACGTTCATTTAGGAAATCGCCCTCCGAGACGGGCAGCGACAGGCTTGCGAGCATTGTCGGAGGATACTCTAGCGATCGATCCCAGTCGTTCTGGATTTCTGGCGCAGTAGAGATCAGCATCCAAAAATGGAAGTTGAAACTGACAAGGCTAATGTAAAGCCTGCCCTGTTCCATTCGCGGGCGAAGTGCCCCAGAGTGACAGCAACGCTGCGGTCGATTATCACCAATCGAAAAAGCAAGCTTGTTTGGTTCCAGTTCGCCCCGTGCCCGATCCGGTTGGCAGATTTAGCGGATAAAGCCCGCCCTGCCATCTCCGGCAAAGGAGTTGTGAAGTCCGGGCAGGACGGGCAGCGACGGATGAGAAACCCCGCCAGCGAACACCGACTCCGATCGGATGTTCCCGCGCAAATTTCACCGCTTTCGCGGTCGACTCGCCAGGTCTCGCTCGGCAGCTCCGAGCCGCGCAACCGGGGCGGTTGCCAAGCCAAGCCGCTTTAGCCGGTTTAGAACCGATGATCTAGGCCGCTTGAACCGGACGGTAAGTCGCTGCAGGCTGATGCCTTTATCAATCGCGTGTTTAAGCGCTGCGTCCTCTTCGGGTGTCCACGGCTTATTCAATGCAAAACCCGCGCTAGACTTATTTGGGGTCAACTGGGATTAACAACGGCGGACTTCGATCGTCATGCTTGCGCTGCAGACAACTCGCTCGCCGTCGCGGACATCGATGGAAACGTGACTGTGTCCAGACAAAATGGTTTCCGCCGAGACTGATGCAAGTGTTTTCCGGGCTTCGTGCACGGCGGCGGCGACACCGTCGAGCTCGATCCCTTCATCGTCAATAGCCATCGTGCCGTTGCGGATATCGAAATAGAACTTCATAGATGCAGTTTAGAGGCCCGACTTTCCACCGCATTAAACTTTCACACATTTTGAGCGAGGCCACCGAGGCGACCTTTACATTCGCAGCCGCCTCTTAAGCTCCACTTGCAGCTCGCTCGCCCGCGTCGAAACCGCGTTGGATGTTCGCTTTAGACGGACCGCCAGACGAGCCAAGCTGATTTTTGTGGCGTGCTGACGGATCGCCTCATCTTCTGCGGCCGTCCACTTCCGCTTCAAACTAGGCAGCGCCATGATGACGAACACCAGTAAGGGATTCGGCCTCAGCCTGGATGTCTGCGTCGCTTTGTTCGCCACCCGCGAGCCGTTGCGTTTCGTTGGTGCATAACGCGCAATAGAACCACTGCTTTTCGCCGTCGCCATCAGGCGACCGGCGGAAACAATACATGTTGTTTCCGCACTCCGCGCAGGGGATGGGCATTACGTTTTTCGAGCCGGAAAAATAAAATGCATCCTTTGAGGCCATGATAGCTCTCCGCTGTTTTGCAGGCGGGAGCACGACTGGTCTCTCAGCCACCGACGCCCACGGGGAAAGAGCCGTAGCCGGTGATGGAAGACAATGTACCACGGCTGGAGCAGAAAAGGCCGGCAAAATTACCCGATCAACGGCAGGCGCACCCAAGAATTAGAACCGTCCCGGCACATCTGTACATTATGCGGCAAGGTGGACAAAGTGCCGCAGCACGGCCGCCGTCCAGTCCACGGAACTTACTCGGAACATTATTTTTGACGTCATATGAGAAAATACCTCGCAACCCGCATAGCAGAAGACGGAACGCTTCGAATTGAAGAGTTCGCGGCCCGCTCTCCGGCGAAGGCATTGAAGGTAGCGAAGAGACTAAAAGCGAGCCAGCTAACGGCCAAAGGTAGGAAGGGAGAGAGGTCAGTCGTGCGTCGCGTGGCCATCGAATGTCTGAATTGCAGTCATCGGGCTACGATAGCTGAGGAACAGTTGGGCGAGCTGGGACTTGAGCCCGACGTGTCTTTGGTCGTGATGACGAAACGGCTCGTCTGTTCTCGATGCCAAAGCAAGGCGGTGCGGGCTTTTCGCTATGTCGGCGATGATAGCCCATTGTTTCCGCTTGTGCCGGAGCCCTGATGCATGGATGCGGCTTTTCAACTTTCGATATCGACGGAGTTTTTCCCATCCGGTTTTGACGGAAGAAATGGGATGCTGAAAAGCAGCGCCGCGCCTAACGCGCACAGTCCGAAAATCAGCCAAAACGTCATATTCCCTCCTGAATCTCCTTTTTGGCCCCCGCTGGAAGCTTCCGTGTGCCTCCGGACGGTCCTCTCAGGCTTATCGTCGTTCAGCTGCCTAGGTTCAACAGCAAAGCAGCAAACGTCAAAAACACAGCGCTCGCGATAGCCAGGTCAATCGCGGACGGCACACGTTCAGATCCAGTTTGTTGCCCTTCACGTGCTCCTTTGCGTGCGGGCTTACTGTTCCGAGAAGCACTGGATTACTGGCGGTACCGCCACTCACGCAGGGATTGGCGCCCAATCCCTAGCCTTGCTTGGTAGCGCTCCCAATTTCGTGCCTTCAGATATGCGGTGACGCGCATCTGGTCGGCGCGTGTCCAGCGCGCAGCCTCGATCCCCAGCGCGCCTTCGAGGATTTCGCCGACGGATACATCAGTGAGCGGTGTCGACCGCTCGACCTCCTCGTCGCGCCAGTCGTCGAAGTTCCCGTAGCCGTGATTGACGCGGCGTCGTTCGTAAGTGAGCCAGCGATCGATACGCGCATCCCATGCGTCCGTTTGATAGCGCTGGTCCTGCTCAGCTTTGGCGGAGGCGACCAGTTCCGGTTCGGCCAGCCACCAGATCGCACCCTCCCGATACCGCGCGACCGCTTCCGCCCAGAGCTGGTCACGGTCGCGCGCCAGCGTGACGAGATCGATACTTCCGCAGCGGATCGGCCAGAAGCGTCGATTGCCGGTCTCGTCGCGCAGGTAAGTCTCGGGGTTGACGCTGCCGGCGAACACGCACTGGCGCGGTATGGATACAATGTATCGCTCGTAAGGCGGACGGTAACGATCGGTGGTCCTGGTCAGGAAGGCTTTGATCCGCGAGACCTCGGCGCGACTGATCGCATCGAGCTCGGCGATCTCGATGATCCAAACCCCTCGCATTTGTTGCGCGGCGTCCTTGCTACCAATCTCCGCAATTTCGTCGGTGAACCAATCCGCGCCGGCAAGCGTCTTGATGGCGCTCGACTTCTTGGCTCCCTGTGGACCTTCCAGGATCAGCATATGATCGGCCTTGACCCCAGGCTGCATGATCCGCGCGACCGCCGATATCATCCAGCGGGCGCCGAAAGCCTTATTGAGCTCTGTCTCGTCAGCGCCAAGATAGGCGACCGTCCACAGCGCCAGCCGCGGGACCCCGTCCCAGCGCAGGTGGCCGAGATAGTCTCGGACCGGATGCACACGCATTTCGCGGGCAACTGCGCCCACGCTGCGGCTGACCATCGCGGGGGCAACATTGATCTCGCGTCGTTGTAGCCACTCGGCGCACCGCACATCATCGGCGTCGCTCCAGGCTCGCGGTCGGCTACTAATAAGGTCGTCCCAGGGTAGCCTTCGTGTCACCAGGGTCTCCTGACGGAACTCGTCGAACACGAGCGCGCCGGCGAATGCCTCGTCATTGGCGAGTGCGGTGATAACGTTTGCCTCATTGCGCTCGGGCGTGCCGGCGAGGTCGAGCCGAAGCTGGCTCGCCCAGCGTGGACGCATCGGCTGTTGGTGAATATCGCCCGTGGCGTTTAGCCGGCGACGGAGCTCGCCGATCTGCTTTTCGAGAACCGCAACCGGGATCCCGGTCGCGGCCTTGATCGAACTCAGCACCTGCCGCTCGGGCAACGGCTCCAGATGCGCAGTGACGATCTGGCCGAGGATCGCGCCCAGCGCATGCAACTCGGGCGGCTTCGTCAACGCACGCGCCGCGGATTCGAAATCGGCCGCAGTCGTCAGTAACGGTGTGGCTCGCTGAAGCACAGCCTTATAGTCGTTGGCGGTTGCACCGCGACGCAGGTCGTCGTTGAAGTCATCGCCATGTTGCGGCGTGACAATCGTCATCGCGATGCCCGCGGCGTTGAGGCGGTCGGCGAGCGCGTCCGCTGCCTGCTTACCGGCATCACCCCCGTCCGCAAAGATGGTCACGCGCTTGGTCTTCGGCGGCCACTCCCACTTCCTCAGCCCGTCGGCGGACAGCGCAGCCCAAGTCGGGATTGCGAAGATCGTCTGGGCGGCGAGCGCGGTCTCGATCCCCTCGGCGACACCGAGGTGACCATCCTCTGGCATCGGCCACAGCCGAACCGAGCCACCAGCGACCGGCCCCAGCATTTTCTTAGCCGCCGGCGCTTTGCCTGAGCCATCGTCGAGCAGGTACGTGCGATGAATGCCGCCGGTCGGCTCACCGGTCTGGTTGCGGACGCGGCCCACCATGCCCGGCCAGCCGCGACGCGTCTCGAAGTCCGCTAGATCCGGGTTGAACAGCAGATCGGGGGACGCTGGATCGCGAAGACCGCGGCCGTGCAGATAGCGCTCGGCCACGGTCCCGGCGAGCGGCGCGCAACCGGCGAGGATCCGGGCGACCTCGTGGCTGTGGTCCGGTGTTGCCGGCCCTGCTCGCATCGGCGCTGGCTGGTCCAGCCGGGCATAACGCGCGGCTTCCTCGAACAGCGCCGGCGGCGTGAGCCCGGTGCCGTGGTGGATGAGGTCGATAGGTCCAGCGCACTCGCCGGTCGCGTGGTCGTATCCCCAGCCGGCGCGCGGGCCCCGGAGGTGGATGACACAGGAGCCCTCGTTGCGCGACGCGCGACCGGAGAGGTCGGCACAGCGCAGGATCTTTCGATCGACCGAGATGCGCGCCTGCGGAAACAACGGCGGCAGCCAGTCGGCTGCCGTCGCGCAAAGTCGCTCCCGGATTTCATCGAGGTCGTACCGGACCGGTGGCCGCCAGACCTCGTTGAGGTCGATCATGACAGGATCACCAACCCTCGCTCGGCTCGCGTGATCACGGTGTAGAGCCAACGTCGACGGTCGACTTCGTTGCGGCCGAGGCCGTCATCCCAGAGGACGACGTTCTCCCATTGCGAGCCTTGCGATTTGTGGCCAGTAATCGCCCAGCCGAAGGTCGCCTCGGTCAAGTTGCGCTTGTGCTTCCAGTCGCGGTCGTGGCGCTGCCGGTCAAAAGCAATATGATCCTCGAAATGCCCCTTGTAGATCCGCAGCCGCTCGTGCTTGCCGTCCTTCCCAGGACGACCGATGGAGTTGCCTTCCTCATCGGTCACGACCGCCGAGAAGAAAAGGCTGCCTTCGTCGACGACGTCGTCGAGGTTGATAAACATGCCGTTGATCAGGCCGATGTCGTTCTGGTTCTTTAGGCAGATGATCTTTTCACCGCAGCCGGTAGGTAGCCAGTTGTTGCCGAAGCCGGCGGCTCGCCGCATGGCATTGTTGAGCTGCAGACGCGTGGCATTAAGCCCACAGATGACCTGGCCGCCGCGCAGACACTGCTCCGGCGTCACCTCCATCTTTCGCATTTTCCAGACGAATGTGTCGTATTGGCCAAAGCCGATCGGCTCGCCGCGCCGCGCCATGGTGGCGAGCCGGATGATGGCGCTCTCCTCGGCCTGGCGGTGGATTTCGGTGAGCATGACGTCGGGCGCGTCGTTGGTGAACGCCCCTTCGCCCTTGATTGGCGGCAGCTGACCGGGATCGCCCAAAACGAGGATGGGCTTGCCAAAGCTCATCAGGTCGCGCGCCATGTCCTCGCCGACCATAGAGACCTCGTCGAGCACGATCAGCTTGGCCTGCGCGGCGTCGCTCTGTGGATTGAGCGCAAAGCGCGGCTTCTTCATCTGTGATATTGCCTGCCGCATGGCCTCGATCGCTGCTTCCGCGGCCGTGCGATCGAAACCGCCGAGTTTGAGCGCATCGAGCTCGGCGTCGCTGATCTTCTGATGCGCCGCCTCGATTTCTTCGTCAGTGGCAACGATCACACTATAAATCAGGCTGTGGATGGTGCGCGCGGGCGTCCCCTTGCGGCGCAGCACCAGAGCGGCCTTGCCGGTGAAGGTGGCGGTCACAACGCCGGGTACGCACGAGCCGCCCTCGCGGTCATTCTTGTGCGGTTCGAGCCCGAGTTCGTCGAGCGCAAATTTGAGCACGGTGCTCTTGCCGGTGCCGGCGTAACCAAAGAGCCGGAAGACCTGCTGCTGATCGGCCCGGTTCTTGAACCAGTCCTTGATGGCTGTAATGACGCGTGCCTGCGTGTCGGAGGGCGTGATATCGCTCATAACGCCGCGCTCCAGCACCGGTCCTGCCAGGCGCAAGCGCCGTGCCATTCCCCGCCGGCCCAGCCGCCGCGGCAGATCGCCGAGCTGCGGTCGGCAGCGGCGCGCGGCAGCAGCTCCTGCACGTCACAGGCGCGGACGGTCTCGACGGCGCGGTCGCTCGTTCGCTGGGCGAGACCAGAGTCGAGCGGCACCAGCTCACAGTGCAACTCGAACGTGTCGCGGTTGAGTGCGGTGAACAGCGCCGGGTTCGGCAGATCGAGATAGGCTTGGTAGAGCGCGATCTGTGCGGCATAGATCGGCCGTGCCAACACGACGCCTCGCTTGACGATCTCCTTCCAGGGCGCCGCGCCCACAGCCTTGTTCTCCCACAGCGCCGGAAATTCCATCGCGACCGGGCCGGCGACGAGGCAGCCATCGATGTGGCCCCTGAAACGTCCGTCGAGGGCGGAAAATCCGAACTGGCGTCCATCCGGCCGCTGCGTGCGCAGGTCGAACCCGGCCGCCCTCAGCCAGCCGGCAACGATCTCCTCGGCACGATGTCCGGCCTCGAAGATGCGAAGGGTCTTTGGCTCGAACGCGCGGCCTTCGTCCTTGGGCACCGCCAGATAGTCATATTGAATTTGCCGTACGCACTCGCGGCCGAGCCCGGACGTGCTAACGTATCGCCGCGGCGGCTGCGCCTTGTCCCGCGCGCTCAAGGCGGCATCGATCGCGCCATTCACGGCGACCGCGATGCCGGGTAATCGGCACGGGCGCGCGTACTGACAGCCGGACCCATGGTTCAGATCGATCATGTCTGCGCTTCAAAACGGAATTTCATCGTTGAGAGACTGGCGCTGCATGGACGCCTGAAAGCCGTCGACGCAGGCTTCGATGATGCGATCGATCTCTTCGGCGCTGCGGTCGTGGAATGGCGTCATCAATCCGAGCTCGGTCAGCACTTCCGCAAGAAACCGGCGCGCCTCCTTGATCGCGCGGATTTCCATCTCGGACTTGTCGATCATGCCGCGGTTCCTCATAGCGATCGCTGTCCCTGCATCGAGGCAACGCACCGAACAGAAAGCGTAGGTTGGATACCGATCTGGCCGAAGTTCTTGTGTGAAATGGAAACCGCGACTTTCGCGGCTGCAGATGGCGCAAGGCCTCAGCCCAAGAGTATCGAGAGCCTCCGCGACGCGGGCGCGTCGGGGCGCTCCCTGACTCGCTTCGACGTTTTCACGATGAAGACGCTGATCGCGTTCTGCGCCATCGCTTCGAGATCGCGCATGGCCAAACAACGAATGGGCTGATGGAGCCTTCCTCTTCCTTCGAGCCATTCGCCGATCGCCTTCGCCGCCTCGCGCGTGACATGCGCCTGCCACTCGTCATCGGTCATCGCGCGCTAGTTGCCTCAGCCGTTGAGCCAGGCCGGACCCGGCGCCGGCGCGCTCTGCGGCGGCTTGGGTTCGGCGGTGTTGGCCCATGGTACGCCGCCTGACGCCGGCGCCTGCGTTGCCGGGTTGTTTCCCCAGGCCGGCGCCGGTGTGGCAGACTCTGCGGCTCTGCGCGGCTTGGCGTTAACCGGATCCGGCGGCACGTTCTCATCGCGCATGATGGCCGGATATTGCGGCTCGCCCGGCAGCACCACATTGGCGAGCTTGTTCTGGTCCTTGTACTGCGGGTTGGAGGCAGGCTCGACCATGATGCGCGCTGCGAACACGATCCCGTCAAGCTGCTTCAACCCCTGAATGACGCGCTTTTGCTTTGCGGCGGCACTCTCATCTTTAGGATCGAGCCCAAGTGCGCTGTCGACCATGGCGCGGAAGGTGCTTTTGGAGATGTTCCAGCCCTTCGACTGCCCTTTCTCATCGAGTTTGCCACCGGCGACGGTGAAATTTTGCCAGAATTTGCGCCGGACATAGGGGCCAGACACGACGGTGAATTCGCAATCGAGCAGCTTGGCGTCGCTCGATTGCGAGGCCTTGAGCAGCCCGGCATCGATTGGCGTCGCACCGTTCAGGCCACCCGGGCGGATGGTCATCTTCACTTTGGCAAATGCGCCGTCCGGAATGAGTTCGCCCATGGGCGCCATCTGCGGCTGGGCGTCGTTGAGGTCGTACATCGGTGTCTCCTTTGATGAGCGTTTCGCTAGGCGGCGCGGGTCTGCAGCAGGTTGATCTTGGGGAGCAGCGCACCGAGATCCGGCGGCTCGGTCATATCGAGCCGGCCGCTGCGATCCTTGGCTGGTAGCCCGAAGGGATTGCCGGCGCGGCAGACGAAGCGGCGTTCGCTTGCTTTCTCGTCGAGCAGATAGGCGCCCTCGGCATCGCGTGAGAACAGGTGCAGCGACAACACCTGGTCGACGATGCCAGGCAGTTCACGACCGGCTTTTGAACCTTCCATTTGCGGCTGCCAGGTCGTGACGTTGAACTCGTCGGTGACCTTCTCCAATACGCCGACGAAGATCACGGTTTTGCCGGGTGCGTGCTGCAGGTGCTTGAGCGCCTGGATGACCTCGCGGCCGAGCAAGCCGTAAGCGCCGCGGACATCGGGCTTCCCCGTTCGCTCCGAGATGGCTTCCGGCTGCTGGCGGGCATAAGTCATCACCTGACGTGTGAGGTCGGTGATGCTGTCGACGAAGACAATCGACTTCGAGGCCAGGAATTCCTCAAGGCCACTTCCGGCATAGACGCCGCGTACGTGCTGAAGATGCTGCGCGCTATACCAGGCGTTGGGATCGGCCGCCGGATCCGCGCCTCCAATCAGGACAACCAGATCCCGGAAATCGACGAAGCTTCGAACCGGAATGCTGGCGCCAGGCCAGTCCTGCACGGATTTCATGCCGGCCTCGAGATCGAGGCAGACAGTCTGTTCGGGTGGGAGAGACTTGAGCAGGGTGGTCTTGCCGACCCCGCTTGGGCCGAAAATTGCCACGGACGTCTTGTTATTGGCTGCCGACAGCCGTTCGTCGGCGGTAATAATCCTGACCGGCATCACAGGCTCCTTTGCCCTGAGAGATGATGGAAACGGCGGGGCGTTGACCGGGCGCCGAAGGATTGCCTGTCCGCTCTCGCGAAACGGACCACCCCGCCGTTATCGTGTAGGGGCCGATCAGGCGGCCTCTGCTTCTGCCTCGTGTGGTGCCTTGATGCGGTAGACGGGCCGGCCGGTCTCGACGGTGCGGGCCGGCGTGAACAATTCCCGCACGGGCCGCGGCCAGTTGGCGTAGGCGGTTTCAGAAATCTCGAGCTTCACCTTGATGTAATCGGCCGGATCGTCGCCCCAGCCGGAGCGGATCACCTCGCCGGCGTGTCGGAGCTTGTCCTGGTCCCACTTCACCCGTTTGGGCAACTCGGCGATGACGATGAAACCGTTGTCCTCAAAGCGGACGGTCCCGGTGTCTTTGCCCTCCTCGGCCCGACGCTGTTTGGCGCGGGCCCCGTATTTGAGATCAAGGGCAGAGCGAACCTTGTCCTCGATCAGCACGAATGCCGCGCGCTGCTCGGCGAGATCGTCGAGAACACAGGCGAGTTCCGGCGCGGACAGCTCCGCGATCTGCGAGGCGTGGAGGCTCCGAACATGCTCGGTCAGGAAAGCGAGCTTCTGCATTTCAATTCCCTCCATCACGCTGCAAGCAAGGCCGGCATGGCGATCACTCGGCTAACGGCTGGAAAGTTGCTTCCGATCGACAGCGCCAAGAACTTGGAACGGCGCTCAGCCGCGCGGGGCGGCCGCGCCTTGACCGCGATGTAGAGGTAATCGCCAGGACCAAGGCGTCGCTGGACCGGGAGCACCAATCCTTTATCCGCGCTCGTCATCACGCGGTTCGAGACGGTGTGAACCACGGCTCTCGACCGGTAATCCATCACTCGCGCGCTCGGCATCCGATCGTGAGCGAGGTGACCACGATAGTAGATGATGCGGTGTCCGGGCCTGGCATCGATCAGCCAGTCCACAAACGCGTTCTCATCAATCAGTGCTGAGTGGCATTGGGGGATCGGCGCGGGCGCACGGCACATATTCGGTTGATGAAGCATCGGCATATCTCTTCCGTTCGGCTACGCAGGCGTGCCGCCGTTGTGACCTTGGATTGGCGTGACTTCGGATCTTCAGTCCGGAACCCGACGGATCGTTCGACCCCTCAAGCTGCTCTCGACCTCTATGTAGCGAATGAGCCCTTCGATCACTCCCAAGGGGTCAGTTCCGTCCCGCTGGAGCCGAACTCTTCTCATCAGGACCGAGCCGCTTACGCACGAGTTCGGCCAGGACGAGCTGGACGCGGATTTCGCGAAGGCGTCGAAAGAATTCGCTGTTCGCTAATCCAGAGCGCCGCTGCGCGTCGGCGATCTCGCCTTCTGCCAGCAGCACTAGCCGCGCGACATATGCCAACTCCTCAGGAAGCATCTTCACAAACTGCGCAATCGACAGTGGCAGGTCGAGGTTTGGGGCCGAGACGAACTGAGCCTCCATGGCATCGCGGAGTGCTGACGTCTGCTCATCGTCGGTGAGTTCATCGAGGGACGCCGCGCGAACGCGGCGGTCGGCGCCGATCTCATCCGCTACGCCCTGCGCGGCTTGCCGCGCGACCCGGTCGGCAAACGACGACCACGCGCCCCGTGAAGGGTCGAAGAAGCGGCGCCGCTCCAGAAGCGCAACCACGATGTCCTGTTCGACATCCTCCCGTTCCGCCTCGCCGAGCCGCATTGTGCGCGCGACCCTGCGCGCGTGATAGGCGGCTGCCGCCATCATGACGCGCAGCTGCCGATCATTAATGGCGCTGTCGGGCTGTTCAACAACGATGACGGCGGCGTCGGACATGGCGTTCCTCTTGTTTTTGGTTCGGCAGCAAACAGACAACGCTTCTCCGTTCCCGCGGCAGGCGCGGGTTGAGGGAGTTCAGCAACGGTCAGCTTCGGAGCGGGGAGAGGGGGTTAGCTTGGACCGCGAGACTTGAACTCGCGATAGAGCGACACCGCGAATTCCAGATCGCCTTGCATGTCAGGCGGCAAACGTTCGGCTTCGATGAAGGCCTGGTCCACGGTCTTGAGCCCGAGCCGCTCGCAGGCCGCGATAATCAGCGCGTCCTTTGGCGCGAGCTCAAGACCACGCTCGATGCGTGACCAATAGGCCTGCGAGATGCCAATGGAGGTGGCGAGCTCTTTTAAGGACAGGCCCGCCTTCTCGCGTTCAGCCCGGAACCAAGATCCAAACGACGACATGACGACCCTCCTTCAACGGGCATCCCAGGAGTCGCCGGTACGCAGCAGATCGTACCGGTCGAGTCTCACACGCATGAAACTTTCAGAGACGCCGTAGCTTTCGGCGAGATTGAAGATGATCTCCTCGACGGCATCGCGATCGAGCTTGCGACCGTCATAAGCGGACGCGCCGGAGATGACCCGCGATGGCCGGACGGCAGCCGGCATGCGCTGGCGCTTGGCCTGCCGCTGCAGGTCGACCTTCAGTAATGAGGGTGGTGCGAGCAACGCTCCCATGAACTCGTTTGCTCGCAATTCGCGAGGATCCCGCGTCTTCGGTGACAAACTGAAGCTCGAAAACACCGGCCGGGCTGGCGGCGTCAGAAGCCAACCGGGCGCGTCAAACACCACATGACCGATCTCATGCGCGATGGTGGAACGCAGCAAGGTTTCCGCATCGGCCAGCATCGGCCCGTTCACCGACACCATCACGCAGCGGGGGCACGCGACGTCGTATTCCGTAACCCCCATCACCGGTTTGCCGGCGGCGTTCTTGACCGGATGCTCGAGATCCCAGGATGCCTCAAACTGCAGCCCGTTGACCTCGATCTCGGTCAACCGGTCGATGACCACTTCGACCGGCAGGCAGCGGTTAAGGCGCTCCTCGCGAATTTGAACCCGGATTCGCTGGGCAACCTGCCAGACATCCGCCGGGGTCAGTCCGGAGGGCTGACCGGTAGAAGAGTGTCGATACGCGACCTGTACAAAAGGCATTCGGCCCTCTCGTCTTGTTCTCTATTTGTTCTCACGAGCGGCGGCCGGAGTCCAGAGGAAAATTAACCTGTCGCGCAATTCCATGCCGATCCGCAGCAAGCCTTTGAGATGGCTAGGGTTGCAGCGCGCCCCAGCCCCTTGGGAGGGTTTGAGGCTCGGCGTTCCTACTAAGAGGACATGAGCAATGCCCTCGACCCACGGCACATGACGGCCAACGAGCGCCTAGACGAAACCGCGGAGATCCTTGCCGCCGGCCTCATGCGGCTAAAGCTCCGCAAGTCCAGTCGTTTATCTGCCGCCTGTGGAGAGAGTTCGCTCGACTGTCCCGCCGACCAGAGCAGTCATGCCGACCGTCTTACGTCGCATGGAGGCTCGGATTGACCGACACCGTACTGGCCCAACTGGCCGCCCTGAAAACGGCGCCGATCGGCGTACTGAAACAGAAATGGCGCGATCTCTATGAGTCCGAGCCGCCGCCCTATAACAGGCGCTTCCTGGAGCATCGGCTGGCCTACCGGATTCAGGAACTCGCCTATGGCGGACTGAAACCGGAGACCCTGCGGCGTCTCCGTGAGCTGGCCGAGACGCTCGACGGCGGCAAGGTGGATGTGCGGCGCCGCCGCGCCGATCATGATCGCCCCATCGCGGGCACCCGGCTCATCCGCGAATACCAGGGCATCGAGCATTGCGTGACCGTGCGCGACGACGGCTTTGAATACCAGGGCCGCCCCTACAAATCGCTCTCGGCCATCGCCCGCGCTATCACCGGCACGCAGTGGAACGGCCGGGTCTTCTTTGGCCTCAAGAACCAGCGGGTGGCGCGATGAAGAAACCTGTCGTGCGCAAGCTCCGTTGTGCAGTTTACACCCGCAAATCGAGCGAGGAGGGGCTTGAGCAGGAGTTCAACTCGCTCGACGCTCAGCGCGAGGCTTGCGAAGCCTATATCGCGAGCCAGAAGCCCGAGGGCTGGGTGCTGGTGCCGGACCGTTATGATGATGGCGGGATTTCGGGCGCCACCCTGGAGCGGCCGGCGCTGAAACGTCTGCTCGCCGATATCGAGGACCGGCGCGTCGATGTTATCGTGGTCTACAAGATCGATCGGCTCAGCCGCGCGCTGATGGATTTCGCCAAGCTGGTCGAGGTGTTCGATCGCAACAATGTCACCTTTGTCAGCGTGACCCAATCGTTTAACACCACGACCTCGATGGGGAGGCTGACACTCAACATCCTTCTCAGCTTCGCTCAGTTCGAGCGCGAGGTTATCGGCGAACGCATCCGCGACAAGTTCGCCGCGTCTCGCAAGAAGGGCATGTGGATGGGCGGCTTCGTCCCGCTCGGCTACGACGTCAAGGATCGCAAGCTGATCGTGAACCAAGCCGAGGCCGCGACAGTTCGGATGATTTTCGAGCAATTCATCAAGATTGGCTCGGCAACCGAACTGGTGCGCAAGCTCCGAGCCGAAAACGTCCGGGGCAAGCAGGGCAAGCTCGTCGACAAGGGCTACGTCTACAAGCTGCTTAACAACCGGGTCTATATCGGTGATGCCGTGCACAAGGGCGTCGCCTATCCCGGCGAGCACCAAGCCATCATTGAACGTGTTCTCTGGGACCGCGTCCACACCGTCCTGCGCGAAAGCCCGCGGAAGCGCGCTGCAAACACGAGGGCGCAAACGCCGGCCCTGCTCAAGGGCCTGATCTTTGGGCCGACCGGCAGGGCGATGACCCCGGCGCATACGCGCAAGGGAGGGAAGCTCTATCGATACTACGTCTCGACCGACGTGCTGAAACGCGACGCCGACGCCTGCCCGGTGCGGCGGGTCCCCGCAGCCGAGATCGAGAGCGCGGTCGTCGACCAGCTGCGCGCTCTGCTCCGCGCTCCTGAAATTATTGTGCGTACCTGGCGCGCGGCATCAAAGGGCGATATCTCCGAAACCGAGGTGCGCGAGGCGCTGCAGCGGCTCGATCCGCTCTGGGACGAGCTCTTTCCGGCCGAGCAGGCGCGCATCGTGCAATTGCTCGTCGAGCGCGTCGATGTCAGCCCAGATGGCGCCGACATTCAGCTACGGACCGAGGGGCTGACAAATCTGGTCAACGAATTGCGTACCATCAGACCGGAAGCGCTGAGGGCGGCGTAATGACCGAGTCGCGTTGCAGCATCGAGGCCCGCACTGTCACGGTGCGAGTGCCGATCGCAATACACAGGCGCGGTGGGCGGAAACTCGTGCTCGCTCCCGACGGTGCTGATGTCACCGCCGCACCAGTCACCCGGCATGTGGACAGCGCTATGGTCAAGGCGATCGCCCGGGCGTTTCGCTGGCGCGACATGCTGGAAACCGGCGAATACTCAACCATCCGCGAGATCGCCAATGCCGAAAAGATCAACGAGTCCTACGTCGGTCGCGTCCTGCGGCTGACGCTGCTGGCGCCGGACGTAGTCGAGACGATCTTGGGTGGGCGGCAGCCGACAGGACTGCAGCTGGATGGACTGATGCGGCGGTTTCCGGTGGAGTGGAGTGAGCAGCGGCAAAAAATTGTGACCATGCGATGAGGCGTGCGCTCTCTCCGTCGAAACGGGCAGCGACGTTCGGCCTCTCCGTCGTCGGCATAATGATATAGCAAGTTAGTTGTGGTCTCCAATGAACGCTGGAACAACCGCTGGCAGCGTTAATTTCATTGGCTACTAACGAGTCTTTGCTTGTCTTTATCCCAAATGAATATGTGACCGCAGGGCGAGCACCAAAATCCTTTAATTGACGGGCCGGATGCATCGATCTCCGGAAATAGGGTTAGCTGAGTCCCGCAGTTCGGACACAGCGGCGGCCAGTCCGGGTTCTTTTCTATAGTGGGCAGCATGCGGAACGCTCGGCGTGGCGAAGGGACGATCCGCTCTCACGGAAAATGCGGTAAAAACCGTAAGAGCGGGTTGACGGCGATTTGAGGTGCCGTCGATTCATGAATCTATGACATCCTGTATAATAATGCGTTCAGCAAATTTAGCGGGAGATCCACTGCCGCAGCATGGCCCGGCACGCGCTTGAGGAGTCGGAACGGCAAGAGTTTGAAACTGGCCAATGCCTGAGAGAGAAAGTGCGTTGCCGACGGGTCGGAACATCGGGTTAAGGAAGCCAACTGACTGATGGCCCAATTGCCGAGCGAAATTCCATCCGATAACGGCATGACAGCCAGCCCCGGCGAGCATAACGTGTGCTCATGAAACTGCTGTAAAAGCCGCTCAGGTGGCTTCTCCATCCCAGCCACCTGTCGGCAAGTTCTTGCCCGGCAAGCAACGCCTGCCGGGCTTTTTCTTTGCTCCCACCGTGCTAGGGTTTCGGCGTGCCGGGGCGGTGAGTTGGTTAGCCCCTTCGAGCCGCGACGCACGTTAGGCCCCGGATGTAGAGGCTGCAGCCGGGGCCTTTCGCGCGCGCTAGCGGACATAAAAATGCATTGCGGCGGCGCCTGCGACGATCGCAGCTAACGTGGCAACGCGGAGAACCCAAGTCGCAAAGCGACCGGCCGTGTGCATGGGTTTGGGTTCGAAATTTGATCACGGCATGACCGCGCTGCCCGATCAGTGCGGCCCTTGCGCCGGCGTGTCGGGATAAACCTGCGTGATCTGAACCGTGATCGTGAATTCTTTCCGGTCGGCGCGAGGTGGTTTCGCGCGGAGAAGATGTTGGTTATCGAGCCAGCATGGTCGCGAAGGCATTTTCTTGGGATGCACGACATTGATGTTGCCCTCGCGACAAGGCTATCGCCGCCGCCATCAAGCTGGTTGACGGACACACCTGTCAGACGTTCCTGTTGCGGCACTTCGCAGACTTGCCGGCCTCAGAAAGAGGCCGAAGCGGGGATCGAATGCTTGCTGGCCTTTCTGGACGAAACAGAGCCGGACCCGACCTCCAGCCGTGTCTCGGCTACTACTGCCTGCCGGGGCAGTCCGTGGGCCTCGAGGAAAGAGTACGACGGCGGGGAGCCCCGACCATGGTGACGGGGACGACGGCACCGCAGAGGAGGAGACCGGACCGCGAGCCGGAGGGTCCCAAGCCCCCGGGCTATGTCCTAAGCCCCGCTCACATTGCCTTGCGGAGCGTCTGCGAGCGGCAGGGCACGCGGGCGGTATCGCCCCGGCGAGATGGCTCGCGTCCAGCACGGCGGCGCTGTGTACGTTGTCGCCCCTCGGAGTAGGTCGTGCCATGCCGCCGTCGCTGCGGTGGCGACAGGAACCACTTTCGCCCTGGCGAGTTTGAGCTGCACTTTCCTACGCGATCAGAACTTGGCCCGGCTTACCGCCGGGCTTTTTGTTTCCGGTCGCCGCCTCACTTGCTAGGTTGCTTCCGTCGCGGCTAGTTGGTTAGCCCCTTCGAGCCGCAACGCATCTTAGGCTAGGCCTCGGATGCATGGCTGCACTCCGGATTCGTTTTGTTCGCTTTGTGGACGCGTTTGTTCCTCGATTTCCTTACGGTATGGTGAAATTGACGTACTGAATGTTACCAGCTTAGGTTCGACCACGAATGGGAACATTATCCGACTTTTGGGATAGCTCTTGGCGCGCTCCGCCTTGGCGCGTCCCTCGTGCGCTACGATCGGACAGTGACCGTCAGCAGCGAGCCGACCTTAACCGGCTGCTAAAACGACTGAAGTTCGTGCATGAGTTCGAGCGCCATCCCAAAGCATATATCGGCGACCGGCTCTATGTCGATCCCGATACCGGTCAGAAATGGCTCTGGCGATATCACGAATGGGGTTTTGGCAGTTGGGAATCCATTGAGCCGGTTGATAGCTAGGCCTGCAAGCCTTCGCCCAGAAGGCGGCTGGGAACCCCTTGGCGTGGGCCAGTGTTGAGAAGCACCTTTATCCGACCAAATTTGGCCCGGCTGCGTCTTACAGACCGGGCCTGATTCGCCACCAAGAGGCAGCGATGGCGCAGCGGAAGCGACGTCAAGAGGACCTGATTGAGTTAAAGGAGATCCATCAGAAAGTGATCGCCGGCATCGCCGATCTCACGGCAAGGCGGATAACGCCGGAGCAATTGAACGAGATCAGTCACAGGGCGGAGCGCAGAATAAAAGCGATCGAGAAACGTATGCGCCGTAACGGTATTCGAGGCATCTCAGCACCAGCAACCGCCTGAGCAAGGTGACCACTCACACGCTTTCCTGCGCGCCTTCAACGCTCAAGTCCAGCATGATCGCGGCAACCATCGCCCGACTTTTCGTTCTCGCTAGGCATTATGTCCGGTCGGGCCGCCAACTTCGATAAGCGTAATCGACAATCAGCGCGATCATCGCTCCGAACGGAATGGAGATTAGGTAACCCAACGCGGGATCGTCGACAAAGTATGGTCCGATGCGAGGCCGAAGTCCAAGCCATATCAGCACGCCGCCGATAACCGCTCCCGCGAGCCTAAACAACAACGCCTCTCAAGGTCATGCCCTATCGCCTCCGCCAGCCTTCCTTGCTTTCGGCGCTACCATAAACGGCCGGCGGCCTTTTGCCTCGAAGAAGTCGAGGCCCCAAAATCATTCGTTCGGATTTACTAGGGCTACGCTCTGGCGGAAAATGCGGCCGACCATCTTGCCGGTGTCGGCTCACCACGTTGTAATCACCCGGCGGCCACGGGCCCTGGCTGCGGTTCTCGTTCGCGGATGAGCTTTAAGGCAGTCATGCCGGGCACGGTGGCGGCCGATTCTCAGAACGGAATTTCGTCATCAATATCGAAGCTTCGTTTCTTCGGCGTATTCAATTCAATAACTTGGGCCAGTCGAGTGCTGGTGGCAGGATCATCCATTAGCAACGCATTGATCTCTTTCGCGATGTCTTCTGCCATTCGTTTCTCATGCGGCAAAGCTTGCTGTTTGCTTATGAAGCCGACAGGATCTTCGCCCATCCTAAATGAGATAATCTTGACGCGTCGAGCAACAGCGAACCCGACTTCTTGCTGCGCCCAATAGCTGTCTTTGAATCCCACCGTATGAATTGCCAGAAAAGCGTCCATAGTTGATAGCGCGCGCTCGATTTCGATTTGCCATTCAGCGGTTGGGTGGACATCTTGGTGGGCGACAAAGCCTGATATGTGAAACGGTAACAGGCAATCGCGCAGCCTGGTGCCGTAGAGCTTGTGCTTCGCCAGATGACTTATGAACAACCGATATTTGGAGCTATCCGGCCAGTTCTTGGGAGGTACTGAAGATCGGAAAACGGCTGAGTTAATTTCAAGGTCTTCCGAGATGCTAAGCAGAGTGGCGGCATCGGCTTTTCGCAGCGCAGATTTGGCCCAGTCGACAGCGTCTTCAAAATAATCTTGGTGTGCAGTTGCCTGGAGCTTGTGCTCGGCCAGATAGGCCGAGATGTCATCGAACCCGTAGCGTTGCTGCAGTTCTGTCGCTATTGCGTGCGATAATGCCAGCTTCTGCGATGGGCGCATCATCTGTCCTGCTGCTATCGGTTTGCTACCGGACTCGGTAAAACAAGACGAAACTAGCAGGTACAAAGTGCGATTCGCCTCGCCGAATTTGCAACAAATTCATTACATCACGGCAGCGGACTACACGCGCCAGCACAGCGGTTGCAGAATTAGAAATCCGATGCTCCATCCAGGCCTTGGTTTTGCCTTGTCCTGGCGTAGTAAATCTGGCGGACCCAGAGTAAGGCCCCATATAGCTGCCTTCGGCCGGGTCTTCAAACGCCGCCCCGCGTCCGTTTTTTTTGCGGGTTCCGCATGGTACGACGGGCGCCGCGGGGCGCTAGGGTGATGTGGGGCAGAGAGGCGCTGGCAGGCTTCGAGATCGCACCATGGTGATGATCGCCGAGACACGAATACCGGCCGAGGCCCCACGGCCGGCTGCGCAGTGTGATCGGGATCGAGGGTTACACCTTCCACATGACTGGGACCGGCATTAACCGCGGTGCACCGCATCGGCGTAGACGGTTTCTGGATAGACCGCACGCCGGTGACACCGGCAATTCACGAAGTTCGTTGCCTCCGCGGGGGCGGCACCGCTTTTCGAATACGCCGACCCGCGGAAGAGCAGCTCGAGACAGGCGGTACTTTTCAAATTCGCCTAGATCGCCAAGTTGAAGCGGTTCTGCATTCCCAATTTAGTTGCTAAGACAGCTCTCTTACACGACGGGTCTATGACGGTACCGCTGTTACTAAACTCCGCATCCCAGTTGGCTGGCCCACCAGCGCATTCAAATACTTTCGTAGCTTCGACGCCGGCGCACTCTTTGCGACGGCGCATCGCTTCGTTGAGTGCGAGCTTTAGCTCTGCAGCTGGCAGTACGGTCTTCATGCTCCACCCGTGGCGTTCAGCCGAACTTAAAGCGTGAGCTGTTTCAAGGTTCCATTCCACGACTTCGCTCTCGGCCAGACGTGTTTCGCGAGCGTAGGTGCGTGTAGTCAT